CAATAACAGGGGCAGAGAGACTCGAACTCCCAACTGCGGTTTTGGAGACCGATGTTTTAAACGCTACACCCTAGTATTTATCAGTGCTTCAGAAGTTGTGCAAAATTTTATATCACTTTTTATATCAGACTAATTGATACCAATATATCACTTATTTTTCTGTATCACTTGAAGTGATATATAAAATTATAACTGATACACGATGCTAAAGCAACTCAAACGGTACATTTTTACCTTTATATGTATCAAACCATTTGTTAAAATCTGACTCTTTAATGTAATACTCTTTGCCGATTTGCAATGCAGGAAATCCTGGTTGGCTAAATAATTTGTAGGCTTTATATTTACTACATCTCAGCATCTTCTGAACATCTGTTGGTTTTAGAATAACATCCATCATAACTACACCGCCTTAGCGCTTACTTTATTCTGCCCTTCAATATGTTCTACAAGGTCTCTGAAATATGGCACATTGTCTAACATCCACTGGCAGAAGATTTTCCAATCCTTTACTGGATGTGTCTTTCGTGAAAAATACATATTTAAAAGCACTTCATAAGTAAGAGAAAGATTTGCTATAATATTATATCCCATAGGCAGCATTTCAAGAATTGCATTCCAAATATTTTTATCCTTTGTTGCATTATACTCATCTTTAAGTTCATTTAATAACTGAATAGTATTTTCTGTGTGTCGTTTAACTTTATACCCAAGCGTATTTTTAACGCCCAAAGTATCAAATCCATTTTCAAATTCTTCATGAGCAGATAATGAAAATTTATCAATTACGATATCAATACCTTCATGAGAAAAACTGTCTAAGTCAAATTCTTTTTTATGAATTGTGTGCATCTTAGAGCAACTACATCTTGTTGTTCCAACTTTATATGTATCTGCTTGCGCCCACCATGTGTGATGAGATGTAATTCGTAATCCAACTGGCAGTGCCCGTAAGGCTTTTCTGTGATCCTTCCCTGCTCTTGCAAGTCTTTTAAATAAACCTAAATCCTTTTCTCCCATGCAAAAACATGGATGCCAGATTTCTACGTTTCTTTCTTTATCATATTCTGTTGTGTGTCCAATGTAGCTATCGCTTAAGTGCCAACTATCGTATGCGTTTCTAGCTCCTTCAATAGCAAACATCCACTGCTCTGGACTTGGGAATACTGGGTGTTCAATCTTAATCATATATAAATCCTCCTATTTTAAATATGAAGAGAATACTAATTTCTCTTTATTTTTATCATCAACTGTTACATATCCGTGGACATTAGGCGGATGCCCTGACCAACTGATGTAGATTTTATAGTAATATCTCGTACAATCAACATATTTACGTGTCACAATACAGACATATCCTTTGTCCATAAAGTCTTCTAATACTGCAATACAAGAATCAAGTGATGTGTCAGTATCGCAAGACATTGATTGTGTCTGACGGTATGTTTCTGTTCTACCATTCATCTGTGCAGTTTCCCATATATCATTTACTAAGTCGTCATATAAGTCATCAAATATTTTACTTAATTGTGCATTAGACTGCTGCTGTGAATACTCTTTCATATCCACAGCATTAATCAGCCCTTTTGTTTGTGCTAAATAATTCATTTATTTACCTGTACTTCCAATTCCGCCAGTTCTTTTAGTTGTTACAACTTCTTTATCGGCTACACCATAAGGTAGGAAAACTCCTTGTGCAAATGCATCACCTTTCTTGAGCTTCAGCGGTTCATTGCCACGATTCTCAACCTTGATAAAGATATGTCCTTCATTGTCTGCATGGTAGTAGTCACCGTCAATTACCCCTGTACCGTTACCAATTCTAGCCTGCGCTTTGATGCCCAAACTACTGCGAATGAATACTAATAGCACCCATCCCTTTTCAATCTTACATCTGATTCCTGTAGGAATAACTCGTGCATCTCCTGGGCGAATTGTAATGTCTGCTGGACTAATAAAGTCATGCCCTGCGGAGTCAACTGTCTTACGATAAGGTAATTTTAAATTTCCATAAATTGATTCTTCTGGATATCTCACTATCTGTTTCTCCCAGTCCTGTACGAACTGGTCAAACGATACTTTCTCAAACTCTGCAACTTTCATTAATCCGCTTTCTGTTAATAATCCCATATATGTATTTCCTTTCCATTTTCTTTGTGCAATTTTCACAAAATTTCGTATTTTATAATTAAGTCTATTTATTTTGACTTCTATATAATCTTTCAACTGATTTAATCTACTTTGCTTTCCATAAGCCACATATATTTTAGTTCTCATTACTGTTCACTCAGCATCAGAGGTAATCCGACTTCATTATAGTAAGAATCCTTAAAAGTCATTTCTGGTTCGTCTTTGTAATGTTCTTTTAATTTTTCAATCAATAACTTCTGCTGTTTTTTCACTTCATCTTCAGTGCCATGCACAATTAAAGTCACGTTGCCGTCATACACACCGTCATTAAATGTTTCAACTTCAATCATGTATAACTGACGATCTGTGTTAAGACTTGACTTTTTAGCCGCCAAATACAGATAATCTTTTGGCAATTTATATTTTTTGAGCAGTTTGTCCACATCTTTAATGAAATTAAGCTTGTGTTTTTCTTCTTTAATCTGCTTTTGTAAGTCTGCGTTTCCTACGTTTCTTTTATTGTTTTCAGTCATCATTACATTATTTGTACTCATAATAAGTTCTCCTTACGTAGTTCGTTTTCTGTGTATCGGCAATATTCGTCCCATAATCCTTTGGCATGAATATAGTTCTTGCCTTTCAATCCCATCTTCTTCTGTTCTGCTTTCAAGTCTTGGAATGTAAACTTGCGTGAGCATATCTTTTCTTTTAAGAATCTAGTTGCAATCTGCCCTACTTTATACATCTCCTCACGCTTCAAATTTGCAGTTAATTTCTTGTAGGTACTCAATTCATCATCTGGAATTTTATAAGGTGTTTTTGGCAAGTTTTTCGGTGAAAAGGGTGAGATATATTTGTAAGTTCCATCATCACGGATTCTACTTTTCTGTGCCTTTAGAAGTTCAGCAACAGTATCCAGATGTTTCACATCAAATCTAAACAACACTTCTTTATCAGTTTCTTCTATACAATAGGGAATATCTTTGTCTATCTCTCGAATCGCCTTTATAATATTATTCCCTCGTATTAATGAAGGGATATAAGCTACAAGGGTATATTCGCCTCTATGCTTGCCTTTTCCGTAGTAATATATCTGATTACCAAATGAGCATTTTATGTATAAATCATCAAAGCTAGGATCTATTAATCCTGCATCAGTTCTAGGAAAATCATTAGTATCCATGTTATATGCTGCTACAACACGATACTTTCCAAAATATTCTTTACGCTGTAAGAAATTAGCCGTAGTAATTCACTCCTTATTTAGTTGATTTTGATTTAGTTGTCTTAGGTGTAATACCTGTTGGCGGTGCATCATTTGTATTTTTGTATACATCACGCACCATCTTCTGAATTGTTCGCAGACTCAAGCCATATGAGAGCTGTAACTCAATAACCGCTTTGGAAAGTTCTTCCATTACTCTTCGTCCTCCTCGCCTGTAATAATGTCATCATTATCTTCATCAGACTTATCGTCTAATTCATCGATCTCATCATCAATTTCTTCTCGTTCCTGTTCGAGAAATTCAATCTTTGCTTCATTGTCATCAATCAATTCCTGAAGCCTAGCAATGTCAAGTTTACGGATAAGGAATCCGCCTGCTACCATCGCACCAAGAAATGTGCCAATGGCAACAGTTCCAAAATTGCAAAGCATAAACTGCCATAAGTGTAATTTAATCATCTGTATCCTCCTCGTCATCTGGGTAATTTTGCAGTTCAAACTCTTCCTCTAACTCAAACTGCTCAGAATCGTAATAGCAAGGGTCGTTCAACTGAGCGTCTTGGTTAGGTGGGTTATACTTAGGATTCATCGTCACGTCCTCGATTTTCAAGGATTTCTGTGCATACATCTTTATCTTTTCTTTTTGATGCTATTAAATCAGCAATATGCATATCCCATAAGTTGTGATATTTTTTTGATCCGAAGCGTTTTGCCCATTTTGTTTCTGTTTTAGTATCGTTGGGTTTCCACTGGAACGGTAACATGTGGTAATTAATATAGAAAGCAATGTCTCCTATATTATGATTCACAAATAAAGAATGCTGATTTGCAATCTCATAGACCAACATCATATATGCACCAATATTTTCATGTCCGTAATAGTGTGCCACACCATTCTCATCGAATGTCTGAGTGTATAATTTACCCATATCGTGATATTTAGTAGCCACTAACACTGAATAATCGTTATGAATCTTTTTTGAAAAATCATAAGCATCTGTCATATGTTTGCCAAGAGATTCCATATGATACGGATTTTTCTGGTCGAAATCATTATATATTTCTGGAACCCATGTCTTATCAAGTCTATAGTTATACTTGTCTTTATTGTGAATATGATCAACAAATTTAATTTCATCCCATCCTTCTTCAAGGAATGGAATCTGGAATTTTCTTGCTTGTTTGTCAATTACATGTCCTGGAACTGGATGTTCTCTGTCAATGTTGTCTTTTTTACATTCACCAATTGGTTTTACGATGACCACACAAACCTTCTCACAATCAATACCTTTAATTACGTTGAGAATAAATCGTCTTGACTTCATAGTAATATTCGTTGCTTCAGCTACAACGTCAATACCATTTTTAAGATATTTAACGATTAGACTATGAAATGTCTGAAATACTTCTTTATTTTTGGACTGATCTTCCACACTTCCGCAAATATTTTCTCTAATACCATCTGTTGATATGGTGATAGCTTCATTGTCACTGTCTTGTGAAACAGTGTTTATGTATTGTGACTTACCAGATGCTGATAAGCCACACAATAATGTAAGTCTTGGTTTTCTTTCGTTCATAATTCTCCTTTCGTGTGATTAAAGTCAAATTTTATTTCTTGTATTCAAGTGTCATTTTGTGATGTTCGCTAAAACAAATTGTTTGATACCTTAATGCTCCAATCCTACTAATGTATGATCCTTCATATGGCTTGTCTACGGTTTGCTCCATACTAACTTTGTTATGACCTGCATTTGAAAGGAACGTATTGACCTGAGCATTTCTTTTAGTACATGCACCACACAAACATAACTGTTTGATTTCTATAGAATTTGGTTTATTAGAGCAGAATCTACTAAAATACCCATTTGTTTCTACGAATGGCAAAACAACATCATAATGTTCATCGGTACATTCGCAGCCGCAGAAGTCACAATAATATTCTTCAACTTCTTTCACTTCTGTTCTCTTCATTAGCACCCTCCACATTACACACTCCAATTTTATTTAACTGTGTAAAAATATCTTCATACACTTCGTGATTCACTACTTCCATAATATCTTTGACCATTTTATTTATTTGAATAACATTTCCACTAAATGAATTCCCTGTAGCTTTGATTTCATATCGATAAAGATTTGGGCTAACTGGTTTAACGATAAAATAATTATCAAATACAGATCCTTTTGGGACTAATGTATAATCACCAGACCAAAAACCATTATCAATATACACGTCTTCACTTGCGCTTTTTAAACGGCAGTCCCGATAATTCTTGCCTTTAATATAACTTTTAAGCTTTTCTAAATCTTCCAATTTAACGCATCGATATCTACCAGTCTCTTCGTCTCGCACTTTCCCATATTTCTTCACACGAAGAGTTACACCATCTGTAACTCTGTAAACATCTTCGTATTCCGATTTAATAATCTCTTCCATATTTCTCCTTTCTGTGCTATAATAAATTTGCACATAAATCAACTTAGTTAGTTTGGAAACAGTGTAATTTTGTATACGAGATACCACTTCTTAATTGAGGCGGTATCTTTTTTGTACACAAAACATTTATTTTATGAATCCTGTTTTACTGGAACCCATTCAGTAGTCATTCGATTTACTTTCTTCACTTCATATGGCTGGGCGCCAAATTTACTATCCTCAAAATCTTCTAAACCTTGCTGCCAATTAATAGCAAAATACTTGTCACGGAGTTTAACAATCGACTGCGTATCCACGGTAAAACTATCTCTATCTTTTTCAATTTCATAAAATGGAAATTCACATGCCAATCCTTTAAGCTCGCTTTCCGTTAAATCAATTCCTGCTGTAATTTTGTCGTACATGATTTCTTTGAAATTTTCGCTATAATAATTTTCGTCATTCCATTTTGTTTTATCTGTAATCATTCTTCTATCTCCTTTTGTCAAATAATTATGATTGATCCATTTCTTTAACTTATCATTTGCATTCATGATCCTACCTTCTCTACTACCACGTCTGATATAAATGTGCATACTGGGCGAATATTAAAATATCCGCTACAAGTGCATGATGGAACAATTGATCCGTCAATACGAACGCCACAAATGCCGTCAGTTTCACAATTCGTTGTTGGCGTTAATAATGCCCACTCGGCTAATTTATTATTTGTTTTTGGATATTCTAAATACTCTCTGTATAGTCTATATTCGTCTAAAGTTAGTAAAGAAACTTTATCAATACTTATTTCATTCGCCATTGTTCCATCAAGTGCCATTAAATCACGTTCCATATACTGCAACACATCATGATGACAATTATCTTCAATTTCACATCCGATATATTTTAAATCGTGACGAAGACGACTAGGTTCCCATCTGTTACAATATGTGTCGAATGGCTTTGTATCACTCAAAAAATCTTTCATGATGCAAAAACAAGTTTGAGCATATTTAAACTGATTTAATACGATCCATTCATACCCTGCTACCTTAAAGGTATCACCAGCATTTAATGTTTGAAGCTCTACTTTTTCTGAGGTACAATCATTTTCTTCCGACTTCATCATGTCTTTATCTTCAATTACTTTTACGACCGCCTTGGCAATGTCATAAATATCTTCTTTATCTAACGTCAAGTTTTCTCTCCTTTACAAATTTTCTATATTGTTTTGTATACTCATAAGAATCTTTAAATATATTACAGATACCGTTATACATTCTTGGCTCAAATTGTTTGACGATATCAAGTTCGTTTTGATAATCTTTACCGAACGGACACCCACAACAGCCTGTCCTTTTTAACCCATATCTGCTATAACAATCCGAGTGACTAATCTTAAAATATGCACAATATTCTGATTTGTCGCTATCCAAATACCAAAAAATTGGTCTATATTGATCACACTGCCCGACTTTTTTATCAAAACAGCTTTTATATCTTGATGCCCTTACTCCGCCTTCGGCTTTCCGAACACCTACAATACTTAGATCGTACCCATTGTCTTTTATTGCTTTATGAGATACATCTTTCTTAGCATAGTTACAACACTTCCCAGAAATCTTAAATTGCGGTGGATTCTGGACTATAAATTCTTTTAAAAATCTGTTGTAGTTAATGTTGAAACTACTCAATCTTTTGCCATTATTTAATGTACCGTGTGAATCACACCACCACATAAGCGCAGATTTGCACTTCGGATACTTCTTGTATAAATCATCAAATGGTTTGTCTTCCCATTGGAATCCGTGACCTTGCAATCTATACATCATTTCGCTGACATACTTGGACATAAATGGTTGCCCATATATCTTGCACGATAACGGAATTGCTTTAATTGCTTTCTGTCGGATGATCTCAATACCATATTTGGTTTCAAGATATTTCAGATGATCTTTAGTTGCTTGATACTCTAAACCAGTATCAAACCACATGTAATCAACCTTGTTATGTATGTCGCATTTCCATATAATGTCTAGCATCACATCACTGTCAGCTCCGCCAGAAATTGAGCATAAAATCTTTTTATAATCAGTTCTGTTTATAATTGACCATGCCCGAATCATGTTGTCACAAATTGTCTTGTTTACAGGGCATGTGCCCAATAATTCATCAATATTCTTAGGTTTCTTAACCAAATGTACTTCCTCACGAAAATTTATTTCGTTTTCCGTGAGGTAAAGCCATACTTGGTGAGTGTCTTTTTACATCACTATCACATTACTTTTTCGATACAATCTAACCAACGATCCGTTGAATCATATCTTCGTGAAAACCTTTATATTCTAAAGGTAATTAGCACAGATGGTTGAAGCCTAACCAATCGGCAGCACAGCGTCTCCGATATATTTCATATCTAAGATTTCGCAATCTTTCATTGGATGATCTGGATTCTCATTATTGTAATCTCTTACAAACATATCGAGCCAAAAATCAGAATACTCGTTATCATCTTTTGAGTTGAATACTGCATATCTGTATGCATTTTTATAGTTTCCCTTTGCTGTAAAATATGCTAGTTTGATTTGATATACTGGCAATTCTATTCTTGTTTTGATAAAGTTCTTTGGGTGTGTATCACGTAGCTTAGATCGTAATTCTTCATCAAAAATTTCAACTGTATCAATTCCTGTTCTGATAGCGCATTCATCAAAAAATCGGTTAGGATGCACTGCTTTTCACCACCTTTCTATCTTATTTTATATATCAAACGTCGATTCTATAATTGCACTGCGGACATGTAATGTGACCGAATGCTTCAACATCTGGACAATCTATAATATATCCATGTCCAGTATCCCATGGAGAATTTTGACACCTACATACATCTTCCATTTCATAACTTAAAACTGCGCCACAATTTTTACAGGTTGTCTTTTTCTTTGTTCCTTCTTTTAAAATTTCAATCATTTGCCAATCTCTCCCCATCGTGGTGTAACAGAAAATACGCTAAAACTTGGGCAATTGTCATCATATGTAATAGAAGAAATCGTCCATCCTTTGATCAACTCTTCAGCGTAATCAAGATCATCTTCTTCATAATATAATCTGTCATACTCGTATACTGCGTTGTCACTATTCAACCAATTAATGATAATCTCTATCAACATATTGAAAGATGGTTTCATAATATCTCCAGACAATACAATATCCCACTGTTTCATATATTCTTCATCTAAAGCATCGTCATCTCTGTTTTTTGTCGGTATCCATCCAAAGTATAACTTTCCGTCTACTTCTTTAATTCCACGTAATTCATCTGCTGTTTCTCCATAAATATCAACAATGAATCTCAATGTCTTTTCCAACGTCCCGTTAAATGTATCTTTTAGACTTCCCGATACTATGAAAGGTTTATCGTTCGTGAACATACGCTTACCACTCCTTTCGCAAATTAAATATTTCTTTTATGTCATGCGACTATAACTACTTCAAGGATGTAAAAAATTGCTTATTATATCTTGATCCGCCATACAGAGGTACGAGCAACTACGCTAAAAGTTGTATGGATTATGATTATTTTTATAAATTTTGCCATAAGGTTGCACAAAATAACCTTGTTATCATTAGTGAATACGATATGCCGACTGACGAATTTAAATGCATTTGGCAAAAAGAACGTACGGTGTGTCAAGATGCCAACCGCATCAATGGACAAAAGGCAACTGAAAAATTATTTATTCCAAATTTATGATTAGTTACATAAAAGAAATATTCTTTAATGTAATTGCTTGTTTTCGTAAATTAATCACTCTCTCATAATAAATATTTCTTTTTCCAGTCTTATCTTGTCCGAACCCGCCATTGAAGTATTTCCCTCCAAAGCTTGCACAGTAACCAATCAGAGCAGTGTACTCTTTGGAATATTTATTACTATGAATTTTACGATTTTCTCTAACATCCATATAATGTTCCTTCGAACAAATTTTTTGAGCAATTGGAATCGTTGGATTTTCTTGAACGTATTTCAATAATGCAATCAATTCATCATTAATGTCTGCACCAATTCTGTTTTTACATTGAATCTTATCAATAATATTGGCTCCGCCAACAAATGGCTCTATGTATGTTTCAATATTGTTGTCCTCAATATATTTCTGGATAATTGGTACAATATATTTTGCAATTCTATTTTTACTTCCTTGATATACTATTTTTCTTTACCAGAAAGCCCATATGGTTTACAGTAGCTACACTTTCATTTTCCTTTCTGGTTTATTATTTGTTTATTTAATCATCAATTAGCAAATTCTTACAACGCCAAATTCGTATAATCCTACACCATCCTCAAGTGCAATAGTGTCATGTTCTGTCGTAGTAATAAATTCATTATCTATGCCAACAACTGGCGTATCATCTGAATATTTTTCTAACTCTTTTTTAAGCTGTCCAACTGTTATATAATTTGGTTCTTCCAATTTAATCTCCTTTCAAAATAACTCACATCCTGCTTGTCTAAACATATCAATCTGATAATTCCATGCTTCAGAATCCCAACCATATTCTTTCATAAAACATTTCTTACAATAAAATTTCTCAATGTTTCTGCCATGTAATTTGAGATTCATACTCAAAACTTCTTTGTGTTTAATTCGTTTACCGCAGCAATCACATACTTTGTTAAAATATTTAATTGCCACTTTCTGATCAATTCCAGAATATTCAGCAAACTCATTTATAACTTCTTTTGTTGGCTCATTCCTAAATGTTCCACCGTTCCAAGCTTGCGTTAAATATTCGTCCAATGTGCAATTCATAATGATCCATTTCTTATTGCTTATAAAATCTTCTTTGAGAATATCTCTCCATCTTTGGTACGATTTCGGATACCAATATTTATCAAGAATCCATGTGGATTTCGTGTAAAATGGGCAAGCACAATGACAACCAACTCTGGAATATCCTTTCTTATACTTAGGATTGACAGGAATATTTCTCCATATTGTATATAGCCAAATATCAAACTCTGTCCATTTTCTAATAGGAAGAATTCCTTGCCAACAAGTCTTGCCCCATTCGGCTTTGTTAACCCATTCATCCTCATAAGAGCTTCTTGTATTTGATTCTTCATTTCTCATTCCCATCCATAATAAGTACGGATGATTATGGTCAAGTTGTGATACCATTACGCCTGTCTTAAAAATCCTGCAACAGAATCTTGAAAATCTAGTTGGAATCATGTGATCAGATGCTACATATTGATAGAATCCTTTATCTGGATTCATGATCTCGCAATTCGCAAACTCTTTTACCATTTGATATGTGTCTGCACAATCTAATGATGTATTGTTAAATATTGCTTTTGTATCAGGATATAAGCTTCTCACAAGATGGCATGTAACCATAGAATCTTTTCCCATAGACACAGGAATAATCGAAGTATAGTTCTTGTATTTCTGCATCTTTTCTTTGATTAAATTCAATGACTCAGATTCAATTTGAATTAAATGTTCTTTATTTAAGTCGATTAGTTCTTTCCAACTGATTAAATCTATATCCTGTACGTTTTCATATGTTTTTAGTTTCTTAATTTCGACTTTTTCTAAATCATCAGAAACAACAACTTTGTAAAATTTATGTATATTTCCTTGCTTATCAAATCCTTTAATGATCTGTCTGTTAAGCCAAAAATATCCTTCTTTTAAGTCTGGTAATTTGTCACCAGACATATCTCTTAAAAATTTAATATATCCATCATAGACTGGATTCAATTGTAATCTTCCTTTAACTTTTGGATTTTACCCGTCTGTTAAAGGTGTTTATCTTATACTTAGAAACCAATTATCTTAGGTCATGGCGTAAGATTTTACGTTTTAGCCATCATTGTCGCTATGTTTCATTGGTAATACATGACATCTCACTATACAACCCTGATTATAGGGAATTGATCACAATTGAATTTTTATATTTATTCAAGTTGGATATACACTTTGCCAAGAAATGTGCTATCAAGAATTTCTACGTTTGATAGTTTTCTTTCTGGGTGTTTTTCGTTTATTTCTTCTATATAAGAGTTAAACTCTGGATCAACTAAATCCCAATCTGATTCATTTAATAATATATATTTTGTTGCAATTTTCTTGTTGCCACGAGCAGTAGTATATGCATATCTAATCGCCCAAATTGGAACGATAATCTCGTCACTTATAATCTGCTTTGGATGGCAGTTTGTAAATTCTTCCAAATCACTATTGTCATATGTGCAATTTAATTGCAGTTCCGAAATTTTCACAATCTCACCGCCTACTTATCTGCTAATTCTTTTACTCTGTCTGTTAAAGTAACTGCTGCCACATGTGCTCCTAAATAGTAATCAAGAGCTTCGCCAATTAAGTTGTACCCTTCGTCAACAAGAACGAAATCATGATTCATTCCACGACTATTCTTAAATTCTTCTACGGTCATAGGCACTGGAATCGTCAGATCAAGCTCTTTTGCTTTGTCTAATAACAGTTTTGTCTGCAATTTATTCTGCACAATAATCGGATACTGTGTTGTAGCACTTGTGTAAAGCAACTGTGTTGTTTTGCCCGTTGCTCTGTCTTTAATAATCAGTGTTGTTGGTTTATTTGTTATCATAGTTTGCAATCTCCTCTTATATAAAATATCTCTGAAGTTCATCTTTGAATCTTAGTGGACTATCAACAATGAGCTGTGAATACTGAAACTGTCTTAAAAAATTCATAACAGTTCTAGCATCTGCACGGCTTAAAGGAATAAATTTTACATATTCAGGTCTCCCAGCAATACATACAACTGCCCACGAATGCTCTGAATCATGAAATCCAACGTCAACTGCTACATCTGTAATCTGGTTGTACATCTTCTTCATTTCTTCATTCTGCTTTGTTGAAATCTGACACTGACGAGCTGCCTCATTGCAATTACTTTGGGCAATTTTTAACGTAGTATTGCTTTCATCAATTTCATTTTTTAAGGCATCAATATCTGGTTGTAGGATTTCTAACAACCATTTTCTAATTTTTTCTTTTATTTTCTGGAACAATTAACTCTCCTTCTATATTTCACACGATCCATTTAATCCATATGGTTCATAACACAAGCCACTTACCCAAACCCAGTTATCGTCTTTGTATATAAGGAATTCAACCGTTTCAAAATCACAATAACTGTCACTATCTTTGTCTTCACGAACTGCATATACAGTGATTGGCTTCTTAGGTGTTGGAGACCAGCCAATTTCTTGTATTTTAAACATCTGAATCCTCCCATACTACATTGACATTGAACCCTAATTCCTTTAAAACATCTGTAAAATCATCAACATCTAATTTATGGTTTTCTAACTTAGTCCCATTGACTTCAATAGATTGCCAATCATCGGATTTAGTAACCGTAATTGTATTTGGTTCTTTTACTTCTTTTTCTTCTTTATATTCCTCTTTATACATGTCAAAGTCTTCGCATAAAGCACACTCAAAATAAGTATACTTATTCGCACAACCTTGGCACTGTAAATATAAATTGTCTAAATCTTTATTCTTTTCGCCCATGTTCCTCCTCGCAAATATCTTTGGATTAGATTTTCTTCTCGACTACAACTATTGTGTCATTATGTGCTCCACCATGCGGAACAAGTAAAATTTCTTGAATTTCAAATCCATATTTCTTACCAATACCACCACTATTCCAACCGCAGCTAATAACAATTCCATTTGGTGTTACAATTCTACTAATTTCTGCCTTTTGTTTTGCCCAATAAGAAGCTTGTGTTGTTTCCATATTCACAGACATTCCTAATTTTTTGTAGCTTTCACTTACTTGCCTTGGGCTGTATGGTGGATCATACAACACCGTATCCACTGATTTATCAGCAAACATTTTGAGAAAATCAATTGCGTCCATATGAAAAGACGTGTCGTATGAATTATCAATATCATTTGTAACATTTGCGATTTTACATTCATTGGCAAACGGATCTATACTATATCCGTGTATATATTTATCAACTAATTCTTTAATCGGCTTAATTAGAAACGTGTGTTTATTTGGCATTGACCAAACTCTATTTATTGTCATTTATGTCCTTTCTAATTCCACTCAAAATCCATTCAATTACTGGCTCTGTCCAACCATTTCCCATCAAACTACATCTTTTTGAATAACTTAAACTCCTGCTACCTATCTTAATATTTGTGTAATTATCAGGTAGTCCTTGTAATCTCTCATACTCAATTGCCGTTAATTTTCTTGGCGCACCATGATCCAAAACTTTCTTTTCTTGATATCCACCATTTATACAAGTCAGTGTGCAACATTTGAACTCTGGATTGTATATTCTGCGATTCATTTCGAAAGTATTGACTTTTAGTTCGCCACAGACACGTTTGTCCATATCTAATATTTCAAATGGTTTGTTATAAAAATACTTTTGTGGTACATCCGACTCCATAATATCCTTCAGTACCAATGAATTTTGCCTTGTTGGCAACGAATTAAGTGGAATATTTGTCCAATAATACCTTTCTCTTGACTGAGCACTGAATAATGCCGAATCAATCAAGATCGGATCAACACCAATGCACTCAGTCATTTCTTTTAAGTCATCATCTTGTGACGGAATCACATTTTCAAACATAAACCATTTAGGTTGTATAATCTTTACTGCCTCAACAGCTTTATAGAAAATCCCAGATTTCCCATTCAATCCAGCATTTACGCCTTTATCTTCAATTCGTACTCTTGATAGACTCTGACAGCATGTACCTGCTAGGATCAGATCAAATCCTTCAAACTGTTTAAAATCTGCTTCATATAAATCGCCATGATGTATAATAAATGGAAAATGATACGATGAAACCGCAATGGCTTCTGGTAGAATTTCATATGTATGATATTCTTCAATTGGAATATCAAGTTGTTGTAAAGCATATAATCCTGTTTCTACACCGCCACACAAACTCAAAACTCTTAAACCTCTTGAAGTTTTGTTTTTATCTACGTTTCAATTTCTGTAGGTAAAACAATACAAAAACAAATACATAAGAAAGGTTTTATCAAGTAATCCTAGGTAAAACGCAGTGCGCTGCCTTGTAAATACAAGGTTTAAATGACAGAAAATAAAAACAAAATTTTAAAGTCATCATATGGAAGAAATAAGACATGTCTAATCTATAGATATTTCTCCTCGAATAGTCATCAGAAATGTAACTAGAAATGTTACATTGTTATATATTTATTAGTATTACGGCAATTCCTAAAACAAAGAATCCCATTAAGTATGCCAATACTGCTGATTTAAACCAGAAAGAGACGTGCTTGTCAATCTCTTTCTCATGTTTGAAGAATAAAATATTACATATAGTTGCTGAAATGACACACCAGCCAATCAGTATCCATTCAATTATGCTCAGTACCATAATTATTACTTTGAATATTCTTTTACACCAACCTTCCTTAATATTTAATCAAAAATAAAAATCCAATTGAAATATACATGAAGCTTAAATACCAAGGCTGCTGTGGAAATACACTGCACAACGGCTCGATAGATTTGTTTTTCACACTCAGTTCAATTGCAAGGATCAGACACACTATAAAACCTATAAGTCCGATTGTTCCGAGTGTTAATGCCAACTTTTCACAAATATTTAAGATCAATGTCATCTGCATGATGCCTCTCCTACTCTCTTAAATCTGTATTTTTGTTCTACATCAGGATATTTCTCATGATCAACTTCACTCAGAAACATTTCTACTGGTCTAGCGTAAATACTGAAATCTCCATACATTGCCTGGTAGATCACCAGTTTCTCATCTGTTTCTGTATGAGTTGCAAGGTCAATCACTCTGTAGAAATGTCCTTTGAAATGTTTGTAAATATCGTCTTTCTTTGGTAAATCTCTGTTATTCATGAATATCTCCTTTCTTATTAGTACGTGTTCCCAATGTAGTACCAGTCAATGTAGCACCAGTAACAACGGCATCGCCTGTTTTGCTGAAAGAACTAAAATTAATCTGTCCACTAGATTTGCAAATATTACCTTTTTTGAGTTGATCTTTAAATTCTTTATAAAAAGCAACAAGATTATCTCTACTCACACCAATAGCCGATGTTACGAAGTCAAATAATTCCTTATTACCGAAATCGTCTCCTCGGCAAAAATTACAACTACGAATTTCTTCCTCAGAACCATCTTCGTGTGTAATCACTTCTTCTCTATATCCGTCTACTGCTGCACATTCCTCACTACACCAAGCCATACCACAATGACAGAAAACAACTCCGTCTGCGCAATCAGCAAATGTCTCGCCACATTCACATGTTCTATAATCTATACTCATATTTACTTACTCTCCTGTTCATTATCTTCTCTCACAAGAATTGCTTTCCAAGTTTTGCTGTTACATGAGGATGCTGAAATTTTGTAACCTGCATCTAAGTAATTGTCTACACAATTTTTAAACTTTTCAGAATTTTCTTCTTCTACAACTACACATCGACTACCATCAACTACATGATCGATATTTTTCTGCACAATTTTTTTTAAAATATTGACTTGATGTAATAAATCATAAGTTGGAATTGATGTGATGTTATTAATGCTTTTATAGCTCATGCAAACGCTTAGTGTACCAATAACTTCTCTTATATCATCTAAGGTTTCTTTTGTCATACCTTCTCCTTTCTAAATTGTCTCCCACCATAGATCGTGTACTTTCTTATAGTCACCTCTGCTTGGCACGTCTAATACTCTTCGAACTTTCTTGTTAGACAGTTTCTTATGAAATCTATAATTCCTACTGTAATCGCTGATATATAGTCTTTTATAATAAGGTTTCTTGTATGGGATTTCATAGAACTCACAATAATACTTGTCTACATATTGCACAGGTTCAGGATACCCACCGATATTTTTAAGTCTCGCTAACCTTTGATGATAACTCTTCCTACGATTTCTTTTCTTTAACATTGTCTTACGATTCTGCTGAAATTTTGTAGGAACATATTGTAGAAAGTCCGTATCCTGTGGACAATCTTTTGATTTTGGCATAATTAGCACACTCCTTTCTATGATGGGATAAAAGTGGAATTTGGAATTATTTATATGTTAGCTGATCACATATGTAATTAGCCATAAAATCATTGCAATACATGCACTTACTATCATGGCTCTCCAGCTTGACACCATTAAATAATCTTTTGCATCGTTCCATGTAGTAAACAATGTTTTAATACTTCTTTCACTGATAGCCTCGATGACACTAACCAGTCCATAAAGTATCATTTCCATGATGGAGAATAGTGCAATAAGACCAGCCGCCAACATTAATATCGTCAATATTCTGATTATAATTTCCATAAAACCACCTGATTTTTCTCTAATGACTTTTGCACATCAATTACCCTTTGATTGGTTGATCCTGCCCACGGATAAGACATATCTTTCAACTCATCTACATATTGTCCGTCTACAATGACATCTATCGTATGTAAGACGTTATACCGTCTAAGCTGATCAATATCAGAACAAGAAAACTCAAAGATGCCCGTGCTTTCTATCGTATATCCTGTATATAGCCAGATTTGTTTTTCTGGCATAAATTGTTTAACAAATTTACACAATGTATAAATACAATCAACATTCTCTTTAGCTAGAGGTTCACCACCAAGAATACTTAACCTTGTATATTGGGGCTTTGATAACTGATGCAATAATTCCTCAATTTCTTTGAAAGTTAATTCATTACCACCATCAAAATCCCATGTTTCTTTATTGAAACAATTCTTACAATGGAAGTGGCATCCTTGAACGAAGAGGGCTACGCCAAGCCCTTCTCCGTTGCTAATGTCCATTTTTCTTATTGAAGCGTATCTCAAAACTATTCCTCCATACTATGATCATCTACATGAACATATCTGCTTTTAATTTCTGCTGTACGTCCCTGATTCCAAAACTGGGTGCCGACGTAGCCGCATGATCGTCTGGCAACATTCATCGTATCTTGATCTCTGTTGCCACAATTTGGGCATTCCCAGATTAACTTACCGTCAACATCTAAAATACTAATCTCTCCATCATAGCCACATTTCTGACAATAATCACTCTTTGTATTCAATTCTGCATACATGATATGATCATAGATAAACTTCATAATCTCAAGAACAATATCTGTATTCTTTGTCAGGTCTGCACATTCTACATAACTAATTGCACCGCCCGGACTTAATTCTTGGAATCTACTTTCAATATCAAGTTTTGTGAAAGGATCAATCTTTTCAAATACTGGGATATGATATGAGTTTGTAATGTAATCACGATCCGTAATTCCTTCAACAATACCAAATCTTTTCTTTAAGCATTTTGCAAATTTATATGTAGTTGATTCAATTGGAGAGCCATATACGCTGTATGCTAATCCTTCAGAATCTTTCCATTCATTGCACTTGTCGTTTAATCTCTGCATTACCTTTAAGCCAAATTCCTGCTGAACAGAATGGGATTCACCAGTCATGTATTTTACACATTCATATAATCCTGCGTATCCAAGAGAAATTGTTGCATAACCATTTTCTAATAGTTTGTCAATTTTTTCTCCTTTCTTAAGTCTTGCAAAACATCCATGCTGCCATAAGATAGGAGCAACATCAGAAGATGTTCCTTTTAATCTTTTGTACCTGCATTTTAATGCCTTGTGGCATAACTCTAATCTTTCATCTAAAATTCTCCAAAATGCTTCTTTGTCTTTGCCAGAAGATAAAGCTACATCTGGAAGGTTAATTGTCACGACACCCATATTAAAGCGTCCGTAATATTTAGGCTTTCCATTTTCATCCAAATAAGAAGTTAAAAACGATCTACACATGTTTACGATATGTCACCATATCCACTGACTAGATTATCTCTCCGAGTCCGTTACTCTCATCACTGAGCCGACCGCTTGGGGTAGGTGCTTATCTCCTACTCTACGCTGCTACACTCATCACAGCTAGTCGATACACCTTCTTATATAAATATATAAGCTTGGCACGGAATTATCTTAGGTCATCAGATGTCTCCTCTCTAAGACTCACCCGTTAGCAATGTTAAACATTACACCCTTTAAGCAAGGTTCAATCGGTTTATCCTGGGCTATAGTTTACGCTTACCCATGCACGGAAAACAGTTTCCATTTCCATTCTCATCAATCTTATTCTTTTTCATAATCTTTTCAGAAATGTAATCTGGAACCATTCTCTTAGCAGTACATTCTGCTGCTAATTTTGTTAAATACCAATACTCAGAATCTTCACGAATATTATCTTCTTCTAATACATACAGTAATTTAGGGAATGCAGGTGTAATGTAAACACCAACTTCATTCTTCAACCCTTTAATTCTCTGCCGTAAAAATTCTTCAATTAGTAACGCCAATTCTTCTTTGTACTCTGTTGTTTCATTTAAGTACATACAAACACTGAGAAATGGAGCCTGCACTGCTCCGAGTTAGACTATATCTTTACCCTCGTTACACGTTAGGTGAGAATATGTAATTCTCAAAAGCAACTATATTACTTTGTAGATGGCACTTCCCTACAATGAATTTCACATTATAGGTAAAGATTTCATAGGCATATATTACTACTTAGCCTGTATATCTTAGTCGTTTGACCTTTATAAAAATTTCTCTTTATCCTTGGCACTGGATTGCTCTTATCCGTCCCCAATGCTTGTAATTTTTATATAGTATGATCAACTCTTTTGCTCGAAAGCACCGATAAGAGTTCCCCAGTTAGCATAACTTCTATCACCATTGCCTGTGATCCTAACCGTAAGTCATACACCCTAGATTTCTAGGTTCACCATCTGTTCACTAACATATTTCTATGTTAGGCAGCCATTTGACCGTTTGTGTTGGTCATACTATTTACCTGATAGTTAAACGTCTGCACACTATCTTCGATTTCTTTCTTTAAATCTTCTTTGGCATACTTTTCAACTAAATCTTCTGTAAAACCACGTCTTCTATATTTTTCTACATAAATGTTATAACTGTCTCTCACAAATGGAGCTAAATGCGTTAATGTAATCGTTGCACCACCATAGGTAGAAGACGTTACTGCCGTAATAATCTGTGTTGCAATTGTAGCAGCCGTAATTAGTCTGTGAGGCTTTTCAATCATAACCTCATTCACGACTGTTCCATTCTGTAACATATCTTCAAGATTAATTAACTCACAGTTGGTAAGTGCTTTCTGTCCAAAATAATCCATGTCATGAAAATGTAAAATACCTGTATCATGAGCCTGTACAACTTCTGGTGGGAGCAGATACCTACGAGTCATATCTTTACATACAATGCCTGCCATATAATCTCTCTGTGTTGTTACAAGTTTTTCATTTTTATTAGAATTTTCAGTATTCCAATATTCACTGTCTCCACTAAGAAGATCGGAAATTTCTGCATCAATAGTGTTTTCATTCTCTCTCTGGAACTCTCGAACACTACGATAACCTTCATAGGCTTTGGCAGTTAATTCCTGTCCTTTCTCAACAAGCTTCTTAAATACCATTGCTTCAATTGCAGAAATGTCAATCTCTTCTGGCAGTTTACTGCAATCATTTTCAATTTCGTCAGCAATCTGTTTTGCAATATCCTCTTTGATTAAACCAGATCCATTTTTCATTGCTTTCATAATCGCTGTGTAAATTTTGGTCTTGTCGAAATCTACAACAGTGCAATCTCTTTTAATTACTTTCAATAAAAGACCTCCAATAAATTATGTAATAATATCATCATCTATATGTAACGCACCCGTCTCCTGCTTTCTTGCAGTTCAACATATATCGTGCATCGTTACCATCGCCATCAATCTTTTCGGTTGATACGCTCTCAATTATCATTGTCTTACCTGTTTCTACATCCTTAACAAGTACCTCTTTTTCTATGTGTAGTTTAGAAACTAAATTTCTAAGCTGATTAATTGTTCTGATCAACTGTTTCTGTTGTCGCTCCTTCCGTGTCTCTAATCTGTCTTTTGAATCTCTCTAATTCAGCCATAATATTCAGACAAGTCATAGACAAACTTCCTTCATTATTAATAACTGCATCGCACAAATCATAAACCTCTTCAAAAGCAGATTCGTCTTTTTTCATTCTTTCATCAATTGCATCACTTGTATCTCCACGATCCTTCATCCTCTGAATGCGTGTAGAATTTGGTGTATCAATACATAATGCCAAGATATGTTTCTTATGATAATTTTCTTTTAACTGTTTTAATCCTGGTACATCAACTACATATACATCTGCATCATCACACTGACTTTCTGTAGCACAATACCAATTGCCAGTATAATGATTCTCTGCAACCTTACCCGTAATTCTTGAATATTGGGCTAGATTTACATATGTATGATCATCAAGTTTATCTGCTCTCTTTTCTCTGGTGGTATATGATCGTAGATATTTCAGACCGTAAATGTCTTCCAGATACTTTGCTGAGACACTTTTGCCTGCTCCAGATCGCCCGACCAGAGCGATTAAAACATTACTTTTATCTCCTACCATCTCTATAAGTCCTTTTCTAATTTCTTGATTCTTCTATTGATTTTTGTTACGATTTTGCCGTTATCTTTGCCTCTAGCGATTAAGACGGCTTTTCTATCCTTTAATAAATTTAACTGATCTAATTTTGTCATATACTCATTTTCTCCTTAGGCTATATTTTAGTTTTCAGTTGCTGTTTCTGACGATTCCTCTACGACCTCAGCAGAATCATCATCTACATATTCAATATCTTCTTCTTTTACTTTTGTTGCAGGGTCGAGTCTTTCATAATCCTCTTCTGTGGCTGGCTCTGTTTTAACAGTTCCACATTTTTCGCAATAAGTTGTCCAATGATATCCATTCTCTTCATCATATGCAATTGTTTTTTCTGCCCACACATGATCACAGGTTTCATCTGCGTCATCTGGGTATTCTGGTTCTGTATAATCTGCATCGTCTGTATCGTCTGCGGTAGAATTTTCAGTATTTTTTTCTTCTTCTGTTGTTGCCGATACATCATTTGTTGTATCTTTAGAATCTTCTTTGACGGCATTTTTCTTATTATTTTTCTTCTCTGTTGTGTTCTTTGTAGTTTCTGTTGTTGACTTACCTTCTGTTGTTGCAGAAACCTGTTTATCAGTGTTATTATTTAGTGTATCTGCATAAATAGTATATGCTGAAACGCATCCTACTGCTGTTAACATTAATGCTCCAGCGATTAATAATTTTTTAATTCTCATAATATATTCTCCTTTTAATCTATCAATCCATGAACGATGTCACCACATAGAAGGCGATCGCCATTAATACAATTGTTACAATTACTACTACTCCAATTGGTATTACAATATTTGTTATTATCCAAAACGCAAATGCAAATACACCAACAGATATGAATGTTGCAAGAAACCAGATAATGGTCAGTACGATCATCGCCAAGAAAAATTTTAAGATTTTCTTTATGATATTCAATCACCTACCTTATGGCATTTCATTGTAAATTTTGCTAACATCATCTAATAATTCTTTTGGCAAATATCTTTCTAAAAGCTCATTCGAATTATCAAGTGTTTTCTTATAGAAATCTTCTGCGATACCACCGCCAATAGCAGCAATCGTATCTGTGTCACATGGCAAAGACAATACATTTCTTAAGAATGATTCATAATCTTCGCTCTCTAAGAAACATCTGATTGCCACAGGAACACTATCTTGAACTGTCGCAGACCAAACATAATTCTTTCTATAATCATCGAGTGGTCGATCAACACCATATGTATATTGACTGGATGGATAACTTTTTAATGCATATTGATAAATTTCTTCTTTTGATTTACCCCATAGCGCCATAAAAGAACAGCCTGTTACAATCGATGCACCTTTGTAAGATTCTGAGTGGCGATGCGTTTTCTCACATGTCCATTGTGCTAAATCTATGTAATAACTCAATACGTCTGGACGATCAGCAAACCCATTAAAATACATTGTGATAGGCGAAATTCTCATGGCACATCCATTGCCAAAGCTTTCATTAACACAACTGCCATCATCGTGTAACCAGTCTTCGAACATTGCGCCATATCCCGTACCAGGATATTTCTTGCCATATTCTAAGTAGAACTCCCAAGGCTCTTTGTTATGTTTGTGTTCATCGTCATCATCCAACAGCCACATTCCTGTTGCAATACTTAAAACTGTATCATCTGTAAATTTACATTTATCTGTAAACAATTCACAGTTCTTCCAATCTAAATCGTGAGGTCTGCGGAACTCATATTGAGAACCGCAAATATCTCCTAGAATCGCTCCAATCAAACCCATTTAATCACCTCTTTCTATTTAAACATCCATTCTACGATTGTAAGAATAACTGCAATGATCCATTTTGTCTTCACTGGAACAATTAGCGGATTTGCCAAAATCAAATGTAATAACCAAATAATTAAATTCACGATTGCAAAGTTCAGAATAATCGAAACAACCAATCCTAATATAAATGCTAAAATTGCAACCAAACATCCATTGTCGTTTGTCAATTCCATCAGTAACTTCTTCATCTGTTTCCCTTTCATCAAAGATTAATTTTATCTATTCTACGATCATCCAATCTTCAGCCAACATATCTGTCTGACTTGCAAGCCAAGGAACTACATTCCCCTGTGCTGTTTTCATTGCAATATATGCTCCATATTCGACTAATCCGTCTTCATTCACAATGCTTTTTGCAATATCTGTGCATGGCGCATAAGCTCCTGCTGGAACATAATATAAAAACATACCTTTCCCATTCCAACCTTTTCTTGCTACTTTTCTTTCATCTTTCATTGCATCAATTGCTGTTCCAAAATCCATAATAAATTCTCCTTTACTCTTCTGTGTGACATGTATTTGTTAGTTTCTTATACACATCTTCATATAATTCCTGCTTATCGCCATTGTATGTATACTCTGCGTAGATACCATCACCGCTTACTGTCGTAGATGCTAAACATTTGTAGTTCTGCAAAGTCTTACAACTCCATACGATAAATACATTACTAAGATCAATTTTCATTGCCAAATGATTTTCTTCGCAATGTTTGTTATACCAATCAACTAATTTTCGTTTACATACACTCTGAAAGTGATCCATTCCTGTAACAATCATCTTATTTCTCCTTTACTTGCTCTCTGTAACTTTAAATGGAACAATTGATTCTGGAATATAGTTAACTTCATATTTATATTTGTTAACTTTAGCCCCACCTAAATCTTCGATTACATACATACTATCTCGGTTCATGTGGACAATATGTTTCTTATATGAGCCATCTGCTGTTTCGACAATAAGTTTTACTTTCTTACTGCCTTCATCTTCTAAAGAAAATGCCCCGACAATTTCAAACTCAACTTTATCTGTTCGTGTATTAATTACAGCAAATCGTCTTAAGACATTAAAATTGTCTGCTTCTTTGGATACATTAGTTGATACCTTATCGGCTTCGGTGCATCCTGTCACGATACCACCAATACCGAGACATCCAATTGCAGCAATAACCGCCATTCGTTTTTTAATGTTTAATTTCATATATTCAATTTTCTCCTTTTAAATCTTAGGGTGTTTAATCTCTTTTTGTTTTGACCAATCAATTTCTGAATGTTCTACACCTGTCTGTTGTTTGTAAAATTCATAATCTTCTGTCCAAAACTCTGCATCTTGATCTTTAATGAAGTATCTTTCGTCAAAAACTAAATCTAACTCATCTGGTGTAGTGAGATATTTTACTTTACAACGTCTACCGTATTTGTATGTTTCTCCGTTATAGCTGATTGAACACGGTTCCCAGATGCGATATTCTACATAATTGTCTTTTACAACAAACCTTTCGATTTTGCTTTCTGGGATTCCAAGTCTAACAAAACATTCGTAAATAGTTAATTTATTCATTCATATCACCATTCAGAAGCTCAATCAATCTATCTTCATCAATGATCGGAATGCCTAACTGTTGTGCCTTTTTATTCTTACTGCTTGTAGAATTCACATCATTGTTCACAAGATAATTAGTATTCTTTGATACAGACCCTGCAACCTTGCCACCTCTGGACTCAATTTCATCCTTGATCGCATTACGATTGGCAAACTTGTTTACTTTACCAGTCACAACAAAAGTCATTCCTGTAAGATCAACAGCAAATTCTTTCTTGCTTTCTGGCATCTCAAATTCAAGTTCTTCGGCTAGTTTCTCGACCATTTCAAGGTTTTCTTTGAAATAATCATCCATTGACAATGAAGTATTGATACCAATACCATCAATATGTCCAAAATATTTTCTCTGTTTGATTCTTTTAATAAATACATCGTATGAATTTTCATTGTTCGATAGAGAAATCTTATCAATAAGCTTGCAAATATCTTTTGCCGTTGACTTCCCGACAAGCTCAATGCCAAGTGCTGTTACAAAATTAACCAGTTTACATCTGCGACTTTCCTCAATACTATTTAATAAGGAAGAAACACTTTTTGCACCAAATCCATCAAGGTTCTTCATTTCAGATTTATGCTCTGCTAAATTATAAATATCTGTATAATCTTTCAGCCATCCAAGATCAATAAATCTTTTCAGTGTTGCCTCAGATAAACCTTGAATATTCATAGCATCTCTGGAAACAAAGTTCACAAACTTGCTTAACAATTTCGCTTTGCAGTCAGGATTCATGCATTTTAAAACTTTGCTACCATTTTCATTGATGATTTTTGCTTCGCCACCGCAGGTTGGACAAGTATCTGGAATCTTGAATGTATTGCTTCTTGTCAGATTATCGTGTACTTTTGGAATCACCATATTACTACGATAAACCTGAATCGTATCACCTGCACCAAGTTCCAACCCTTCAATGTAACTTACATTATGTAATGTAGCTCTTGTGGTTTCTGCGCCATCAAGATCAACTGGATCGAATACTGCAACTGGATTAATCAACCCTGTACGAGATGTATTCCATTCAATATCTCTGATTGTTGTTTCGTAGAGGTCATCTTTATATTTGTAGGCGATCAACGATAATGGATGATGCCCCGTCATTCCTAACGATTTACCATATTGATAATCGTTGTAGGAAATAATTAAACCATCAACAGGATATTTGTATTCTTCTGGCTGAAATGTTGCCATATACTCTTCAACATTATCTCGGTTAACGACCTGATGCTCTACTACATCAAACCCTTGTTCTGCAAGATATTTAAAGCTATCTGCAATGCTTGGCATTTCTGATTCAGGTGTGTCTCCAAGTTTGACTAATTCAAATACTTTGTAAGCCAACTTCCTGTCTTTTGCCACATTAGAGTCTAACTGTCTAACAGTACCTGCTGCTAAATTTCTTGCATTTTTGTATTTGCCATGTAATTTTTCATTAATCTTAGCAAAATCATCATATCCAATAACTGCTTCACCACGAATTTCAAGATAACGCTTTTCAGGGATTGACTGTGGAACATTTCGTACCATTTTCATCGTGTGAGTGACATCCTCACCGATTTCTCCATTTCCCCTTGTAATTGCTTGTTTTAAGCGTCCATTTTCGTATCTGAGAACAATACTGAGACCATCTTCTTTCCACGATAAAACACCAATTTTATCCGCAAGAAATTTTTTGACCTCATTGACATCCTTCGTCTTCTGAGCTGATAACATTGGGCGTGTATGCTTTACTTTAGCAAGAGAATCAATTATAAATCCTTGAACGTGGTGGATGGGCGAATTATTCAAAACAACGTCAGAATCTCTCTCAAGTCGTTCTAAAGCAGCGCATAAATCGTCAAATTCTTTATCTGAAATGATCGGATTATCCTCTGCGTAGTACGCATATGAAGCATCATTGATTCTGTCGATCAAGACATTCATTTCTTTCACATATTCAGTTTTCATAATTTTTGGATTTTCCTTTTCTTGTTTATATTGTTTAGTTAATTATTTTAATTTGTGTTTCTATGTCTTTCAGTAACTGCCAATTACTTCACTACATATATTTTTCTGTGCTGTTGCACATTGATTGTTTCGGAATGTGTTGATTTGAACACATCTACATGCATTCCTTTTACTTTGCCTCCACAATCTTCTGCCACAAAGATTGTATCTCCATATCCCTCAATCTTAACTTTTGTACCATAAGGGATAATGTTTGGATCAACCGCAATCGTATGATACGGTCGAGCAAATTTATGTCCTGCATGATTCCAAGAAATCTTAGATCCATATCCTTCAGAACACTCATAACATGGACAATATGCCGTGATTAAAAATGTTCCAAGTGAACTCTTTTCAAGTTCTCGCTTTCGCTTCAGCCGTTGTCGTTTAATTCGCAATCGTTTTTTTCGAAGTTTTTCTAATCGAATCTGCCTTGCTTTCTCGTCATCAGCTTTCTTACATTTCTGATAATGCTCATGAACATCTTTTAATTCAACGCTTTGACTGATCGGATTGTTTGAAATCACATCATCTTGTTTATTTTCTACAACAGTTGTCTCTGTTGGTGAGGTTGAAGCCTCTACCGAGGGTCGCTCCTCTGCTTTAACTGTGTGAGTCATAAAGCCCGAGCACATTGCTAAAAAACTAAACGAGACAACTTTCGTTAAAAATCTTTTTCTCATTTTCACATCTCCTTTCTTTAACATATTGGTATCTTACCATACTTTTTGCACCCTGTCAATAGGTGCAAGAAAGAAAGTTAATTTTTTAGGCTTAACCAAGTGCGCCTCTTATTATGATTTGTTACGATACATCTCTTAAAGGCTTCTGGCTCTGCAAGGAGTGCAAATCTTTTCTTAGCTCGTGTTAACATCGTATATAACATACAGTTATCAAGCAATTTGTAATGTGTGTTATCAATGATACCAATGACAGTTTGAGCAGCCGATCCTTGCAGCTTATGCGTTGTTAATGCGTATGCTAATTGCAATTGTCCCAACTGAGCAAAAGAATATTCAATCATCTTCTCTTCAATATTTGCATTCATAGATACCAAACATATTTCTTTTTCTTTATCAATCGCTGTAATATATCCGATATCGCCATTGAATACATCTCGCTCGTAGTCATTTGAAGTCTGTAATACCTTATCTCCTAAATAGTATTTACGATCTTTGAATTCAACAAATGGTTTATTACTATCAGCAAATAATTCTTTCTGCACTGCTTTATTTAATTCATCTGTGCTATTGGTACAATTACTTCTTCGTGGGGAAATAATCACAACATTATCAAGCCCTTCCTCTTTAACAGATTTAATATACTGCTTTACTGCCATGTTAAACAACGATTCTCTATTCTTCCTGAACAAATAGAACATATCATTTAGTTCACCATGAACAATTTTTAATTGTGGACTGTCCAATGGGTTGATCCCTCTACGAATCTTTCTTGCATCCGTTAAAATACCAGATTTTTCTGCTTGCCTCATCGGTTTGGTAAGCTGAACGCTATTCAAGCCTTTCTTTTTTAACAGATCCGAGAAAATATTACCAAATCCAATCGGTGGCAACTGCATATAGTCACCACAAAAAATTAATCGTGTTCCTGGTCGAATTGCCAATAAAAAATTATAGAAAAGGCTCGCATTTGTCATACTGCTTTCATCCATGATCACAACATCAGCAGGTAATGGGTTATCTTGATTGTAGCAAAAACTATCAATACCTTCTGCCACAAGTAATCTATGAATAGTCCGTGAGTCCAAACCTGTTGCTTCTTTAATTCTCTGGGCTGCTTTTGCAGATAACGCACACGCAACAATGCTATTATTTCTTTTTTGGTAGCATTTAATAATTGGTTTCAGAATTGTTGTTTTACCAGTTCCAGCTTCTCCAGAAATAAACACAACTTGGCAATTTAACGCTTTGTTAACTCCTGTAATTTGCTCTTCTGAAAACATAAATCCTTCTTCATCTTCAACCTCAGAAATCGTCTGGCTAATCTCATTATCTGTTATTGGTTCGTAATCTGTCGTATCCCCAAATGAATATTTCTCCATATCTTTAATTAATTCGTAAATATCCATTTCAATTTTATGATACGATTTCAGACCAATTTTATCTCCAGATGTATATAAATAATTTGGTATTTTTTTATCTGATTCTTCATCAAGCCATTCGTCAAATATAGGTAGGCATTCAGACGCTGCATTACTAATATCGCTTCTTAAATTTTTGATATATACATATGTATGTCCATCATTATCACCAACTTGATGCAAGTCGTAAGAAATAAATGCATTTAACCGTTGATTTGAGCATCGCAATTCTGGTTTTAATTTGAGCGCAATATCATCAACTCGTTTAAACCCCATGCCCTTTACTCTAGTGAGTATATATGGATTTTGTTCAATCTGTTTTTTTAAAACACTTGGATTAGGTTCAGATTTCAACAATCTTTCAATCGTTGGTAATGTAACTCCATATGGTTGTAACATTACAACAATATCAGAAATCACATAATTTTTAATAATTTTATCTCTAAGTTTCTTCCAAGTTTTATCTCCTAGTCCTTTGATTTCTGAATGGTCAATCATCTCTAACTGACCATTCATTACATCTTCAACAACATTAGGATATTTCGCAATTAACTGATCTGCGATCGCTGCGTTCGTCTGTGTTTTTAAAAATACCTTTTGTGCTTCAAAAGTTTTAGGAACTTCAGCAACTATAGAAAGTGGTTTATATTGATATTCATTGTATTTCTTAGAATATGTCATATTGGCTTTAACCTTATATTTCGTTCCTAAATACAACTCCTGCATATTACCAACCAATTTGCCACATTTGTTCATTTTTTTATCGGATAAGTCATCAAAATCATTATTATTATATGGTTTACATTCTGGTAAATCTTCTGCTGTACAGAATGTGTAAATCCCAAATAAAGATTCTTCATTATAATAAATCTGATATAATGGGACAATCTCAAACTCATATTCTTTTGTACTATCCACCACTTTAGGCGACAACCCCCTTCACTTTCTTAATATCTTCTAGCCATTGTTTATATGGTTTAATTTTCTTTGCGATAACCTTCTCGTCTGAATCTTTTCTGCATAACATCGCAATCTGATTTCCTTTGGCAATCATATCTTCATATTCTTTTAATTGCGAATGCCAGACGATTGCCTCAGTCAATCCAAAACTAGAATATAAATTCACATACGCAAATGTCTTTTTATTTTTGTCTTTCTTTTTATCAACTTTAGCGATCACTGCAACCACAGTGCAATCATCTCCATTTTCAACATCTTGAAATTGTTTTGACATATACTTGTATGCCTGATCAAATGGGTTATCGTTGATAAAGATTTGCAATGCTTCAAATTCCCAAAAATCTTCATTCTCAAGATATTTTTGATTCTGTGCGATAAATTTCTGAAATCGTTCTTTTTCCTTATCTTTGTACAATTCATACTTTTTATCGTTATAAGCTTTCAATATTGCATCTTTGTCGTAATCATATTTCTTCTCACCTATACGGTAATCTTCAGCGTCAATATCCCATTTAATAAGTAATTGTTTGTAACTCGGTGCTTTTGCAACTGGCTTGAATGTTGTTGGCTGATACATAGATTTCAAATACTGAATTAAAGTTTTACGTTTATTCTTTGTTGGAATTGCACCTGCTTTGATCAACTGAATAACCTGTGATTTACTTGGATTAATACGTTCGCAAAAGTTTTCAAATCCTATGAATTTACCATTTTTATCACGGTCTTCAAGAATTACCTTTGCAATTTTTTCTCCAATACCACTGATAGCCGATAATCCAAACAATATATACACATCGTCAATACTGAAATTCATCATTGATTTATTTAAGTTTGGTGGTAACACTTGAATCTTAAACGCCTTGGCATCAAGAATATATTTATTTACCATTCCTGCCTTATCTTTATTGCGATTCAATAATGCCTTAAAAAAACACAACGCATAATGTTTCTTTAAAAACGCTGTTTGTAAGCATAATACAGCGTATGAGTACGCATGACTTTTATTGAATAAGTATCCCCCTTTTTGAGATAACGTCTCGCTAATCTGTTTTGCAATTTCTTCGGGGTATCCATTCTCAATAATCTCGTAATAAAGTTTTTTAGATTCAGACTTCACAAGTTCAATATTCTTTTTACCAATCGCTTTACGGAATAAGTCGGCTCCTCCATAACTTCGACTACCAAATTTACGAACAATATCAAGTAATTGCTCCTGATAAATCATACATCCATACGTTTCCTTTAAGATTGGCTCCATATCTGGATGGATATATGTAATTTTCTCTGGGTGATGTTTGTACTCAATAAATTCTTCTAAGACATCCATTGCATCTGGTCTATACAGTGCTAATACAGCTGCCAACTCTTCCATGTTTGATACCTGTAACCTAACCAACAAATCCTTCATGCCAGCACTTTCAACTTGGAAAACACCATTCGTCATTGCACTACGCAATAATTCATATGATCCTTTATCCATTTCAAACTTTGGATTGTTAATATTTACATCAAACTCAGTTAACCCTGCGTCAATTTCAGCTTCTTTTACAGTGTTTAATGTGGCAACACCCAGAATATCAAATTTAATAATTCCAATTTCTTCAACGATACGTTTATCTACTTGAATAACGTGCTCTCCGTCAGTTCCAAGCTTCATTGCCATATAATCGCTAATATCTGTATCTACAATTCCTACACCACCTGCATGAGAAGATACTGTTTTTACTCTGCCTGCAAGATGTGATGCAACATCAAAAAGTTCTTCATATCTTGGGTTCTCTGTTAAATCTCTGTTATTCCACAAAGATTCTTCAATTGTGTCATATACGAATTTTTTACTTAATTTGTCCATCTCGTGATAATTGAACCCTAAGACCTTACCAACATCTTTGATCGCTACAATTGGAGTAATAAAACTGAAATTGATAATCTGGCATACTCTGTTGTCGCCATACTTATCGATCAAATATTGGATAATCTCATCTCGTGTACCAACATCTGTATCTGTATCTGGCATTGAAATTCGCTCTGGATTCAAAAATCTTTCAAAAATTAGTCCATATTTGATAGGATCTAAGTCTGTAATTGTAATCGTGTAACACACTAAACTACCTGCACAACTACCTCGACCAGCACCAATTGGAATACCATTTTCTCTTGCAAAATTGATAAAATCCCATACAATTAAGAAATACCCATCGAATCCCATTGAATGAATAATATCTAATTCATAATCAATTCTTTCTTTTCTGAGTTTCTGTTCTTCTTCTGGTAATTTATCGAATCCTCGTTTTACCCACCCTGTATCAATCAGATACTTTAAATAAGAATAATTATCTTCAAACCCTTCTGGTAATGGAAAAGATGGTAACTGAGGTGCCTGAAATGGCATGTGGATTTCATCAATTAAATCTGCAATCCTATCAGTTTCTTCAAGTCCTTTAGTTACTGCGTCTTCTCCAATTTGACTATCCATAATTGCATGAATTTCATCATCAGATTGCAAATAACATCCTTCGTAAATTTCTGCTGCGGTTTCAGTATCGTGAGCAAGTTTTACATGCCAGTTCTGATAATATAAATCTTCTTTTCTAGCAGCGTGACTATCAGTTGTGATAATGTATGGTGTATTAGTGTCTACTGAAAGCTGTAAGATTTTCTGATTATATACCATTTGATCCTGATGTGAATGTGACTGCATTTCTAAATAAAAATGTGGAAAAATCTCTTTGTATTCACGAACATATTCAACACATTTCTGGTAATCTGGCTCTCTGGCAAGTTTAGATGCTAAACAAGCACTACTTACAATCAAATCCTTAGCATATGGTTTCAATGCGTTCAGATCAATTCGTGGTTTGTAGTAAAATCCATGAAAATTTGAATCAGTTACCAATTGATTAATTGCTTTTCTACCATTCTCATTCTTTGCCAATGCAATTAAATGGAAATATTTGCTATCCTTATTCTGTTCTGTCATATCAAAGCATTCATAAAATTCAACTCCAAAAATCAATTTAACACTTGGATATTTCTCATGAAGCTTATCATAATAGCACCAACTATACTCATTGCCATGTTCTGTGATAGCCAGGGCTTTTAGTCCTATCTCTTCTGCTCTTTGTAAGTTTTCTTCAGGTAATGCATATCCATCTAACAATGAATAATGCGAATGTGTATGTAATGAACTGCTCACTAACTTTCACCTCAATCCCAAATATCTTCGTCTAATTCTTCATCTGTTGTGATGCTCAGAACATTAATATCATCAACCGCAATTTGATATTGTCTAATTCCGTTAAAGATATTAGTCTGTGCAGTTCCTACTAATTCAAATGTAACTGTGCCTTCGTCAGAAAAATCGTTCATAATCCAATCATAAATCTTATTTTGTTCATCGCATCTAAACATCACGCATGGAATATCATTAATCTTGAATTGCATTGTATCCATTTTCTTACCAACAACATTAATTTCTTCCTTATTTAATGTTATATTCTCGACAGCAATCATCGGATCATCAATGCCCTGCCCACGAATATCATCCAATTTAGACATTTCCTGTAGTAGTTCAAAATCTAATCTGCAAGCATCTACAATGAAATCAACTCTATAAGTTGCATCATATTTAATATCTTTCAGCTTGTCGTTTAATTCTGTGATTGCTCCAGAGATATTATCTGTCGAACATCCAAATGCATTGGCGTGACCTTTTGCCCATAAAAATGAATTTGTTTCGGATATCACATCTTTCAAACTATCAATCGGGCTATGATCTACATTCCTTGCGCTACCACTCATTTCTACTAATCCTGTTTCTGGATTAATATGTTTTCGTAATAACAAACATGGTCTGTTCATATCTTCAGCAATCTTAATAGCAACCAATCCTGTCAAACTGCTATCTAATGTTTCTGTAACATCAAGAATAGTAATCTTGCTATCTTTATCTTTTTCAGCCTCTTTCATAATGATTGGAACCATCTTTTTCTTTTGACGATCCTGTTTACCTTTGGCATTTTTGCATAATCGAGCAGCACGATCGTAAATGTTCTCTTTAATTACTTCCGCAGGATTGTTCTTTGTTGCTCTTTTCTTATAATCAAATACCTCATAGTCTTCGATAAATGCTCTAAAAACCAATTCTTTATCTTTCAAAGAACCAAATCGCACCATACCATTGATAATTGGAACGATATACCACTGAATGTTATGAATATTTACAATACTATGCATTGAATAATCTTGTGCCTGAATTAGTGCTTTAAAGCATTTATTCTGAATATTCTGAATCCCTTTATCCACTAATCGACGTGTCTCAAATGATCTCATATCCATGACATCACCGATATTCGCTAATGCACATAAATCTAAATAATCATCAGCATAATTGATCCATAATTCGTCATCCATTGCTTGCAAAAATCTATAAACAACGCCTGCCCCACATAAGTCTTTGTTCTTATAGCGTGGACTGCACTGGTTATTTACAATTACAACTTCCTCTGGCATTTTAATTTCAGATTCTTCTTTTTCATGGTGATCAAGAATTACAATCTGTACGCCACGATTTGTAAGTTCTGCACACTGTGTTACATCGTTGGTGCCTGCATCTGGGATTATTAAAAGTTTTACGTCTTCAGGTATAGTAATATCTTCACTTAATCCGTGAGCTTTTGCTTTTTTATGCAATAAGTAACAAATGTTACTCTTGCTGTCATAAAGTTCATTATTAATACGATTTAAGTACATGTATGCCATTGAAGCTGAGCAAAATCCGTCTACGTCCTCGTCAATTAAAATACCGATTTTATGTCCATTTTCAAGTGCAAAAATCGTTGTATTTACTGCATTTTTGATACCCTCTAAATCGGCATACTCTTGAATTACGCTATCATCAAGGTTCAAATACGTTTCATAATCATCAATCCCTCTATTTCTTAAAATTTCTGGCACAACATTAGAGGTATCATTTGTGCCTCCTTCATATAATTTGTATTTTATATGTATAACCTGCCTGTTCTTATTTAAGTGTATACAAATAGTTATTTAACAATAGTTCCCATTTTTTAGGATCATCAGTAGGTGATTCTTTTTCATCAAGGATTCCTTCTTTTGAATTATCCATAATGTATGAAATCGGAACTCCATCAATAAAACGATCGCCAAGCTTTTGAATCTCTTTTAACTCAACATCTTTGTCAAAAATAAATACTATTTCAACTCCGAGTCTTGTTAACATGTCGATTTGCTGTCTTGAAACTTGCTTGCCGCCAGTTGCCACAACATTTTGATATCCATATGACCATAGCTGCATGACAGCTTTTTCTGCTTCTGCAACATATACTCTTCCAATCCTTTCTATATAAGGTAGAGTTTTATTCAATCCGTATAAGATTCTTTGTCTAGCGCATGGCTCAATATATAAATATTTCAAATCATGTTTATCTAACTTTTTCTTGAACAATCGTCCTTTAACACCTACCAAATCACCAATTTCAGAAAAAATAGGTATTGTAATTCTGTTTGTATCTTCGTCATAGCCAATATTAAATTCCTTCTGAGTTAAATAACTGATATGATCTTCATAAAATAAATCATTAACATAGTCTTTATAATAGGAAAGAATTTGTTTTGGAATTGGCTTGACTGGTTTATCTTCTTCGGTTTCTATATTTTCTTTCATATCATGAATCAATTGAGTGATCTGCAAACTTTCTGGCAGTTGCTCATTAAAATCATGATAATAATCTATGCCGATCAAATTGGCTAGATATTTTAAACCGTCTGGGAAAGACAGACTTTTTGTAAAGCATACCAAGTCAATTAAATCTGTCTGTCTTTCTTTTGCTGTCATTTTTCTTGTATAATTTGTGCAATTTAGGTTTTCGTTGTTATATGTAATAACTGCGGATTCATTATCCCCATCTTTATTTGCACAGCTCCAATATCCAGACGAATGATATTTAATATGATGACAGCCTATATCTTTCAGAATATTTTCTACATAATTGTTGTCGTATATATATTCTTTTAGCTGTGCTACGTCCATAACCTACGCTCCGTTTTTCTCTCGTTTTATGACATATCCTATTTCGTCCCAAGTATTTAAATCCAAATTGATTTCAAAAATTGGAATAACATTCTTGTTACCACCTCGGTTTTTATCAACCTTAATACAGAAATATGTCTTGTCCTTTTTTAGATCGTGCGCCTGTGGTTCTCCCCAATCGCTAATTGATATATACTGATATTTGTAATATTCGTCAGGATGTAATCTTTTACCAAGCATTAAGATGTCAGCAACGTGCTTAATCTGTTTTGCATTGGCAATATTATTACTACTTAGCTGGAATATATCTGTATACACCGTATCATCAGTTAACTGGAATACAGAAAAGCAAAACATATGGATCTCTTTCATAAGTTCTTTAATTTTTGTGGCTGTCTGTTTCACTGTTTGCCAATCATCAATACGATAACCTTTTAATGTGTCATAACCACAATATTTCACATCATATAACATACGATGTTTTCTAAATTCAAACTCTAATGCAGAATCTGAGTAGTCAGAGCCAACATCTTTGAAATATAATTTCCCTTGACGTTTCTGATCAACCCATTTTGCAACTTGCATAACTTTCTGAAACTCATCTGACGTAGTAGCCACTCTATGTTTGTACTCATCTTCTGTTTCAATAAAGTCTCCATTTTCATTTGTTTTTCTTTCAATCACATTGCCATTGTTATCTCTGTAAATACCAAGAACTATTTCTTCTTCTGGCTTTTCAATATCAATCCCATGAAGCTCTTTGAAACATTTGTTGTTGATCACTGTAACGACTAAGCAATTTCGTAAATCGTCTTCATCCATCTCATTACTGAGTAATAAAAATTTCTCGTCCATTGCCAATACGATATATGCAATCAACAACATCATATTTCTTGATTTTCCTTCATTACTTAAGAATCCATTAAAAATTACCTTTCCAAGACGACACCCTCTGAACATCTTATTGAGAATCGCCCAAGGTAACGGAATCCCCAAATCTGGTTTTGATAAAAATGATTCAACCTGTGATTCAACACCACTATTCAATAAGACAGAATCTTCGCCTGCGCTAATAACAGTGTTAATTTTGTCCGCCTGAGATCGAATCACTCTATAAATATCTTTTGCTTCCCATTTTTCAAATAACCTATGGTTTAAAATTCGTTGAACAGGATATCCATTTCTGTCATACTCTCTTACAAGAGAATATTTCTTAACGAGATTATAATATTTTTTAAAATCATCACAATCTGCAACCTGCATCCATGATGAAATCGTCTTCCACCCTTTGTATCTTTTGTATGTCCTAAGTCTTTCATCTGATTGACTCATGAACATATTTACCTTGTCTTCCTCAATCGTTTGAGTAAATGTTTTATACATAATCTCAAACATATCATAGAAAAATTTACATGCCTCGTCACTGAAATCATACTGACTTCTCATATATCCACCATAAGAAACATATAAATCTGGCTGTTTATACAAAGCACCGATAAACATCATTTCACTCTGAATGTTAGTTACACTTTTACGTTCTACTGTTTCTTCTGTCAATCAAGTCCCTCACCAAAAATATCACTTAAAATGTCGTCCATATCATCGTCTTGTGTGGCTGTTACTACAGTTTTCTGAGTTGTGATATTATTTGTTTCAACAAAAGATTTTGCAAATTTTTCATTATTCTTTTTGTCTACTTCATTTAATTTCTGTTTCTCTTTCCATCGTAAATAACTATCATACTTTCCTACTAAAACTGCTAAATCATAATTAACCTGATGTGTTGGATTATCTTCATCCATCGTTCCTTTTTGTATCAAAAATGTTCGATTTTTCTTAAGATATTTCATTTGACGCTTCCACATATCTAAAAGGTCACTTGGCGGAATTGGTTTCGCCAAACCACGATATGTACCTTTGTAAATGCTTTTCAATTTTGTAAAAACATATGCTGGTACAGAACCAATGTAATTATAATTATCAAGAATAAACCGATATACTTTGTCTTCTAATAATCTTGGTTCAAGTAACAATCGTGCTTTCTGATTATATTCGTCAATCTTAGATAATGCAGATAACCATTTATCATGTTTAGTATTTTTGGATAATAATTTTGCTTCACACATTTTTCGGAAACATTCTTTGTGATAATAACTATTGTCATATTTAACAATCTCTTGTACTTTATCTAAATCAAGTTCAATTACTTCTTTACAATAAGCACATTTTACTGTTAAAACATCTGCCATACTACAGTTACTCCTCGTCCAATATCAAAGGATTAGGTAGCCAAAATGGCTACCAAATAAACCCTTTTGTAATTTCACCTTATCCTTCTTGATCTTCTTTGATTTTTTTCACTAAGATTTCTTCTATCTTCTTTAGCTGATCAAGATCATTAAGACGACTAAAGGCGGTAGGTAATCCTTCTTTGGCGAGCTTATCTTTCATTTCCTGTCTTTTTGGAGGGGCTAATTTTTTAATTCTATCAGAAATTCGTTTTTTTACATCCTGAACAGAATCTTTTTTGCTAGATGAGCCACTGGATAACACACCAGATTCTTCTTTTTCTGCTTCCTCTTCGGAAACTGGTTTACCTGCTTCTCCAAGAATTTCTCTCTTATAGATTTTCTGTTCGACATCTACTGCTTTTGTAAGAGCATTACCAAGTGTAAACTCTTTGTTCCCAACAGAATTATCAATAACTTTCTGCCAAGCTAACATCTGTGGATCTTCTACAATCTCGTTCTTTTTATATGTATGTGTTCTATCTTTCAATATCTGAGCACAAACCATATCAGTTTCACTATCAACGAATGTACGAATTACTGTTTTGGCGTTATAATCCATACCTTTAAATCCGTCAATAATTTTACGACCTGTTGTAACAGTTTCTCTTTTACCATCAATCATCTTAGATTCTGTTTCATCTTTTTCTCTTGCTGTTACAACACAATGTGCTCCAGAAGCTAATAAATCAAGAATTAAATCCTGACCTTTGAAATTTACAGTCTGGTAATCTTTTAATTCCATACCTGCACCTTCAATCTTGACAAGTCTGGCTTCACCTGTCATATTTGCAGCATCCGCTTTTACACGATTTCTTTTCTTAGAGAACTCAATCAATCCCTGTTTTGTAGTCAGATTTAAGATTGTTGATCCATCTACAACAATTGCATCAGCTCTAAATGGAAGACCATCTGCATCTAAAACTACATCATCAGTTTCTTCTCCATCGTCATCAAGCTCGTAGAAGTCACCGTTTGTTTTAACTGTATCAATATAATGTCTTACTTCTCCTAAGCTCTGAGTGTAAACAATGTAAATGTTTTCGAGATTTACACCATTTTCCTCTAATTCTGGTAAATAATCATCAATACTTCCTGATTCAGAGTCTAAATATAAGACTCTGAAAGGTTTCCCATCTGGGCGTTTAAAATACGCTAACTGCATTGCCAGTGTACTTTTACCAGTAAAAGGTTCTCCATAAATAATAGTCATCAATTTACTCTGTGTTTTTGCTGCTTTTCTTGCTTTTGCCAAATGTAAAACTCCTTTATGTATATATTGTTTTTGTTATTTATTTGTGAAACGATTTAGAATTGCTCTTACCAAACATCGCCTTCAGTATCATCTGAAGAATCATCAAAACCAGATCCCCATTCATCATCTGTAGAAGAACTACTTGTCTGTTTATCATCAGACTCACCGAAATCACTTCTTGCTGCTTCTGCCTTTTTAATAGCTTCAATCGCTGCATCAATTGCTTCTCTGGTGTATGTTTCTGAATCAATACTGTCTTTGCTTGCGCCAGTGATAATAAGTTCTTTTCTTGCAGAATTTACGACTCTCTTTGTAGGATCTGCTTCTCCCCATCCATCATCTTCTACTTCAACTTCTTCTGTCTGAATTTCTGTCTTAATATGTCCCCAAACTTCAATAGATGAATATGGCTTCACATTTTTCTTAAAAGTTTTTGCTAATTTCTTATTTGTCATATAGAATTCAGCGTCATCAACAGATGAATAACCAATAATCTTTCCATAAACGATAAAACGTCCTGTTGGCACATCATTTTCTTTTTCCTGTTCGATATTTGTGAATACCATTGTCTGTTTGAAATCAGATCTTACTTTACGTTCTTCATCATCAAGATCAATTTCTTTACTTGTTAAACTAATCTGTGTTGGAGACATTCTTGACCACTGACGTTTAGTACCGTCTTCCCCAGTAAAACTTCCATATTCAATATCTCCTTTGATGAATACGCTCTGGTTGTCTGCCATATGTTCTGAAGTATATTTTGTTAAATCAAATGGATCTAAGACAACTTTCTTATTAACAACCTGTCCTTTATCATTGGTCTCTTTTTCAAGACCTGCTCTTGAACCAATAATTGCCCAACCTTCGCCAAGTCCTAATTCTTCAGCCGATTTAAAACGATCCGCCCAAGGAATTTTTTTAGTTTTGTATGTACCGTCTTTCTCTCGTTTGATAAAACATACTGTAGGTTTTTCAAATGCCTGAATTTTACATCCAACTTTTACATCGGGTTCTACTTTAACTCCGAAAGATAACGTTCGTTTATCTTTGCCTTTCTGCGTTTTACCTTCCTTATAAAAGTCGTCTTTTGCACAATCAGTGATTAATCCTTCTAACTGAAATGTACCTTTAGTTTCTGGTAAGTTGAAAAGTCTTTTAGATTTTGTGTTTTCTGCCAAATAAATTTACCTCTTTCTGTTATTAAATTTGTTTAGTTAGTTTTTAGTTTGTAAATAAGTCATCAATTTATATCCACTGTCAACTCTGCCAAAGTCAACAGGAACAAAAAATAATTTTATCTGATCGTCTTATATTGTTATAATCGTTCTAGCACGTTTATAACAAATGCGTCAAAAAAAATAATAAAAGTTGTTTGCGTTATTCAACTTTTATAATCTGGAAAATGTTGTTGATCGCATTCTTTTAATCTTTTGTTGTATCGCTTGAAATGATGTACCAAACATTTTTGCGATTTCTTGATATGTATAACCTTTTGATTTTAAATCAACAATCATTCTGTCCTTATTATTTAGTGTGTAACATTTATCTTGAAAATTCAACTTGAAAATAATATTTTTTTCAAAATTTTCTTCATCCTTTAAAAGAAATGAATTTTCATTTTTGTCTTCATCCCAATCATCTAACATATGATTATATGAAATAGTATTCATATCACCCTTTCTTCTCTGCCGAAATCTGTATTTATTATATACCGTTATTTCATTTTGTATACATAAATACGCATATGTCGAAAATGATTTAGATCGTGTTTCATCATAATCAATTGCTGCCTTACACAACCCAATAGCAGCGAATCCATAATAGTCATCAAAATCTTGTCTGCGGATACCGCATTTTGTCATAGCAGAGTAAATCAAATTATGATTTTGTTCTACTAATTTTCTCTGTTCGTCATTTAATTTCAACGACATTTACTCCTTTATTTACTTGTTCTTATGTAATTATCCCTTGCAAAAAGGCACCCATTGTTTGGGCGGAAATTCGTTCAATCTCCAATAACCAGGATGACTAGAGGTAATAGGACATATTTGCCTAGTCCCGCCATCTAGTAATTTTAAAAACGGACATGTGATATTACAACCACAACTATCTTTGTTAATAGTACAAATATCTTGAATTGTTTTTAATGCAACAGCAACTGCTTCTTCCGTATACTCTCCATAATTTTTCTCACTCATAAATCTTCATCTCCTACTTTTCAAATGCTCGCCACGTAGTATCTGGATTGTCTGCAATACTCCAATTATCAGGCTCTAAATCTGTAATTGTACACGTATCATTATCTTCGATTCTCGTGCATAAAGGGCATTGCTTACACCGATCTCTATCGACAATATTGCTCTGATAATATTCGCACGTATCCTGAATCACATGCAGTGCATTTAAAATTTCTTCAGATGTATGTAATTTATTTTTCTTTTCTTTCTCCATCTACATTACTCTCCTAACTCAATACCGCAAATTTCTTTTGCTAGTTCTCTTACTGCAACACGACCTACCCAATCTGTCTGCCAGCCATTTATAGATTTTGATGACCAATCTGTGAGATCATTGTCATACATAAATTTCAGCAAATCTTCTAAAGTATGAATGTCTTTTTTAACCTCATTTACCTTGCCATAAAACTCTCGTTTTAAAACCGATTTTATTTCTGATTCAGTGCGATATATCTCTTCTAAAAGAACCATATATAAACCATGCGTTATACTGTCTTGTATCATTATATATATTAGATCGCCAAGGCATTTAATCTCCGTAATAATTCCAGATTTAACAGTATATGGTTCATCGTACCAAGCAAAATACACTTCGTCTCCAACTTTAAAATCGCCCATCTTTATCACCTCTTTCTAACACCAAGCCCACAAAATTACTCCAATTAAGCATACTACATGTAACATAATCCATAAGAAAAATGTCCTATAATATTTAGTCCAATTCCAATTGTCCGAGTCATCACGAGCAGTAATTATGAACCAAACCCAAGCAGCTACATACAACAATACGCACACAGCAATTGAAAATATTCTGATTGTTAATTTAACATTATCTATCATTGCATCCTACTATTCATTGACTTCAACTGGCTCTAATTTGTCTTTATTTTTAACAAAATCCAACATGACTTCTTCTTGTATATCTTCATATAATTTGTCATAGTATGTTTTCTTTAATTTAAAAAATGCTACTTTCAAATCTTCACAATAAAACCTACCTCTTTGCCCATTTTTAATTTGCCGATAAGGATTTTCAGGGTGCTCGTACACAACAGAAATTGTTCCATCTCCATCATATGTAGTCTCCATCGAAATACTACCATTCTTAAGAGCATGATACATAACCTGATTATCTTCAATAAAACCATATGGATGCCACTCATAATCATCAGGAATAACAGTTGGTTCAATAACATCAAAATATTTTTCCAATTCATCTCCTGACATCACGCCAAGATGTACTCCATCTACACCAAATCTAAAATTAATAACATTTTCATCTGTATCAATCTTAACAATCTCACATACCTCGCCAAGATTATCGAAGCATCCCATTGGTTTCTTTAATTTAATCTTATGATCTGTTGTCAATTCATTAATATTAATCATGCTGCCACCTTACCTTTCTTACTAAAATGTTTATTCCATGCATCAACCGCTTCTTGTTGATCGGCAGTTAGAGGATCATTGAATCTTTGCAGTGCTTGTACGATTCGTCCATTTTGTATTTCAATCGTCACTAACGATTTGTTTGGTTCTTTTACTCTTCTCAAGAACATAATATGGCATTCGCCATCAATGACTCGATCTATGTAACTTGCCACACAATTATTTTGCTGCACCGCTTCGTCTTTAATGTCTTGAGTAGAATCTGGATAAAAGAATCTCAGTCCTTTATATGTAAATTCGTATTCTTTGTTAATACGGTTCTTAAAGACTTCTTCCGAAAATTCTTTTTGCAATCTTTTGTAATTTCTTGTGACAATATCCATTGTTGTTTTGAAATGTCTTGGATATCTATCAAATTTATGACTGATTGCGTCCATCATACGGGCATAATCACGCAATTCTCCGAGTAACCAATTTATACTATTGGTAGCAGCTTCAAATGTAATTATTCTATCTATATAAACAAACACATCTGCAAGATTATAGCCATAATCCTGATTTAAAGCCTCCAAAATTTTTGTGAAACGATATCTATGATTATCCTCGAAGAAATTTATTAAATATTCTTTAGTTAATGTCATATACTCTGTCTGCAAAATCGTTTGTACATAATCTGGATACATCTTATAAAAATCAACAAAATCATTACTTAACAATCGTCTATTCTTCACACCAAGACAATAATTCCTTAACCATTTTGGTACTTCATTGATTGAATATTTAAAATCTTCTGTGACTTGTTTATGTGTAAATCCTATAGCAAAGAACTGCTCACATACCGAATATTTACTTGCATATTTAAACAATGTTCCTAAATTATAATCAATGAAGCCCCATGTAGTTCTTCCCATTTCACAATTTTTTCGCCAGTTTACATATTTTAAAAACTCTGCATAATGTGGATCGGACACAAATAATTTATCCAATTCATCAGCCGAATGCCCAGACAGAATATTATTTAAAGCTTTCACTTTCTTACCACTTTTGCCATAGCAATCACCATTTGATAAATCATATTTGCAAGTTTTACCATCATCCAGATGGAAAATAATACACTTGCCTTGTTTTTCTGCCGTGATAATGTTTCAACTCCTTTCATTTCGCCTCAAATTCCTATTTTATATCATTGCATTTACACCCATGCTCGAATACTACAATGACCCATCTTAAGATAAAAATCATATATATATGTACATAATTTTTTCTCATCGTCAAATATCTTGTCAGACATTTGCACCCACCAAGCATGTAATCTTTTCTTTTCTGTATTCAAAACCAGTACAGGAATATGACGTTCATATGCAATTGCAATCTCCATAGATGTACCAATGCTTTTCGGATCATTCGCATTTACTACAACAAGATCACTATTTCTAACAAAATTTGTATCAAATCTCATTACTTCTTTTTCTGTATCATGCAACTCTGTTTGAAAATTGTAATAATCAACAGGGTTAATAATATTAACTTCTTTCATATTAACATTAAGAATCCTACGCATAGTAATAATTTGATTGCAAATTCTTTCTCTCCAAACATTCTGCTCTTCAAACGATAAATCCTGCATACCGCCAGCCAAATAAATCTGAAATATATTATTTTGCATTTAATTTCTCCTCCACTTTCTTCGTTAAATAATCCAAAATATCTTTATCTGTTTTAAATGCCTGAGTATCTTTCATAATCCTCTCAGCACTGAGAATACATTGATTCATCTTTTTAAAATTATCCACTGTAATATGTGAGAAGAATCTGGAATCTTCTTTAACAGAGGCAGGATTCTCACCTATCTTTGTATAATGAAATTCTTCACAGATCAGTAGCATATCTTTACTACTTGGGACTCCACCCATTCTAAATGAAAAATTAACCACATGCTGAATTACTTTTGGATTACATTTATTCTGCCAAAAATCTCCAATATGTATATCCATTATTTTCTTTCTCCTTTCACAATATAGGACTCAATCAATCCTTTTCTTAAGCGATCATTCATGTCCTGAATGGCTTCCTCAATTGTTTTAAATTTACATGAACAAATATGCTCTTTTGTCAAATTAACAAATGAATATGTGCCATCGGATTTGTTCTTAAAAATAACAACTACTGATTCTTCTCCATTTGGTTTTTTGACAATGAATCGAAGTGAACCTTTTGCTGCTTTATTCGGCTTCTGTTTTTGATATTCAATACAGATATTATAATCCGTTCTTGAGCCTCTACGGACTGCATATGCCTTTTTAATCTTATAATCTTCATTGTCTGATGCAACATAATATCCTGCCGTATCATATTCTAATTGTTCAATACGCTTCGCATTATCATAAATATTGATATATCCCCAATCCCCAACTCTTGTTTGCATCATTTCTTCAATAAATTTTTTAACGGTATATTCCTTGTCAAATTTTACATCACTTTTCAACAAATTAAACATTTCTGCCACCTACTTTCTTATCAAATGTTTCTTGCAAATTTAACCAGAACTGACCATCATCAGCAAACCCATAATGGTCTGCCATTGTTTTCGCAAATTCTTTTGTAACACTTTGTGATCCGTCAATCAACCCTTGAACATAATCAACATCCATGCCAATTTTACTCGCAAGCTGATAAGGAGTCATCCTGCAAGATTCAACAAATTCTTCTAAGCATTCGCCAGGATGAAAAGCAATTTCGTCTCCAATCTTTACATACATTTTTACACCATTCCTCTCACAATTCGTTCATTTGTTGTCATCAAGAAGTTATTGATACGATCCCAGTCTGGTTCGTCTGGCAAATCAGTATTCATATAATCATAATCAAATTGATAAAGTAATCCTTCAATAAAAACATCGTATGACTGATTTGGGAAATATTCTGTATGCTCATTGTGTTTGCCAAATCTATATGTTTTATGCGTACTATTATATCCTTCTTTGATCTTTACAAGATCTTTTCCTATGTCATCCATAGATCCTAACATTGTTCCGTTATGCAATAATTCAATGCCCTGTAACAATAATCGAACTGCGTGCATCATTGATTTATTAGCGTATCGTTCCGCCTTTTGCTTTTCTTTCTCTGAATCTTTATTTTTATAATACTTAAAACTCGTTCGAGTCAGGCAATCACATATATATCCTTGATATGCATGATAAACTCTCTTAGATAAGAACATATCTCTATTTTTGATCAACTCCATACCAATATCGGATACACACAAATAACGGTCTGGCGCAAAATACAACAGTTCTAAATATGTAGGGTTACCTTTTGCAAGCATGTTAATCATCTTAATATGCGAATGTAACACAGTATCAACATCTTTATGATCGTCTGTCTTTTCAAGATTATTTGGATTATTATTCAACAAAATCTCTCTTTTATCACTAAGAAAAACACCACGTAAATCAATGTCAGAATCCTCTGTGTTTGTTCCGTAGGCATAACTTCCACCTAACGTGAGAAAAGCGATTTTGTGCGGATAATCTCGCAAAAAGTCATACTCTGTAGACGAGTTTATGTAATCCTTTACTTCTTCAATTGTCATGGTCTCACCTCTTTTATCCACATAATGCTTTCTTAAACTGTACAATATTTTGACTAACCCACTGATGAGTGATTCCAAGCTGACTTGCAATTTGTCTTTGTGTTAAACCTTTCTGCTTTAACGTGATAATCTTTTTATTTCTCGGTGCCAATTTATCAAACTCATTTTGAAAATGTACCTTTGTAAGCACCTCATCCTCCACATTATCTTTACTCATCAGTGTTGTTCCGATTGTAATATCATCTTCTAGCTCATATCCTGCCAATGGCGTATCTAACGATTCAGCATTCCTATTCATTTTTTCTGTTAGTCTGTGCCATTTTGTATAATATTGATTCACTTCTGAACGTAATACCCAGAAGAGATATGTACCAAAAGTTCCTTTAGACTCGTCCCATTTTAATGCTGCTTTACAAATTGCCATACGACCAAGATCCATATATGTATCAAAATCTGTAAACTTTGTAAAATATTTTTCATGTAAATGCCAAATCAAAGAGTAATTATCTTCAATCAGCCTTCGCTGTTCATCATTTAGCTTCTTCACATCTCTTTGCCTCCTGTTCTTTAATGAATTTTTGTACTTCCTTACTGTAATCCAACACTAAGTAATGTTCATAACGATCTGCACTATAATCCCATTTCCTCACCCTCCTATCAAAATTAGGTACCTTGCAGCATATACGCCTACGAATGTCACCCTTCATTATATTAGGATCAGTCATCAAGTATAAATCATGCATAGAATAACTATATTGTGGCTCAGGAATATTAGGTGGAAAGAACATACGATACAAAGATCCGTGATTAGCATATTCGGTCATCGCTCGATTAATTGCCTCTCCTGCAATCCTGTCCATCATCATTACAACTTTATATATATCTTTCTTTGCCCATTCAAATACCATTTCTTTCGTTTGATTATAATAAGTTTTATCTTTATATACATCTTTGTCATATAATTTATATATTTCTTTTCCACTAGAAACATCCATTACTGCTTCACCAATAAAAAACTTAATGCCATCTTTTAATATAATTCCGTTACATGACAATATATTTGTTGATGTAGCTTGCATTTCGTCGATTTTTACATAATTTTTTCTTCTATATTTATAACCATAATCTAACTGTATAGTTTGTTCATTATATTGAAAATCTGAAGCCATTATGTTTAAAGTTTCATCATTTATAGGGAAGTCAATTTTTGTTGATTCATCTCCAAGACAAATACCTCGTACAATATCAAATTCATAATTCCTATAAAATTCTATAGTTATACCTTTATCCATACATCACACTCCTAACACATACTTATCACTTCTGAACCCAGCTGCATTTGGATGACCACCGCCACCATATTTCACAGCAAGCTCATACACATTTACTTTATCCTGTTCTGCGGATCGCAACTGATATTCCCACATACTTCCATTGAACGAAAAACCAATGAACATATCATATTTAGAAGCATCAATAGATTCAAAGAAATCAGAATTGATTAATGCTCGGTTGATTGCATAGACTTTATGTCCCTCAAATATGGTTTCAAAACCATATGCTCTAAGATATTGTTCTGCATTTGCTGCTAAATACTCAATAATTGATAAGCCATCTGCTATCATATCACCAATAATTTTTGCTGCTTCATAAATTCCTTGATCTTTATTTAACGTGTTTAGCAATGGACTTAACGCATCAAAATCATACGATTCAAATGCATAGTGAAATGCTTTTACGAATTGTTTTGACGTTTCACCAAAATAAAATGTATCCCACATGGCTGTATATTCTGCCAGTTTTGGATAATCTGCTTTATATTTATATATATTGAGTAATCTTTTTACATTTTTCTCATCCGTCCTCTCAATTTGCTCCCAATTTTCATCACACATATATTTAAAATATAACCATGTCAAATTCGCTCCTGAAATACCCGCTCCAGTAATTCTGATTCCTTTTACATCACACTTGAAATCTTTATACGCTTCAATCGTAGACTGATGATGGTCGATCCAAAATACATTCTTTGTAATACTGAGCAACTGCCACATCTCTTCTGGCTCAATACTGTAGTCTACAATAAACACAAATTCATCCTGCTCAATGTCATGAAACGGGAATTTCATGTCGTAATTAATTTTTCGGAAGTCTTCTGGTTCAAATGCTAAACCTCGCTGTTCGCAAGCTTTTCTGACATAGAAACCAGATACGATGCCGTCTTGATCAACATGATAAAAACACTTCATTATTTTTCCTCCTTTATCTGCTCACCTTTATTAAGTGACTCAACATATATTTCCCAGTCATCTGCATATACATCTTCCGCAAGAGGTATCCAAACTTCTGCGTTTTCTTTATCAAATAAAAAAATAATTGAATCTGGCTTATATTCACCCATATCATTACACTCAAAATAAACATTAGTTAATTCTGACGAATAAATTTTCAAATACTTTTCCTTTCCCCAAATGCCTCTTCTTATAGTAGTTTTGTCTTTTTTTATTGCAATCATTGCTTTTATAAAATTCAATTAATTATTCACCTCTTCCTTTTACTGTTAAAATCCCATCCTTGCTCAACCCAATCATTTGCGAAAATATCCTCTTGTGTAGGCAACCATCCCAATGTTATAACTCCATTTTGGTCTCTACATAAGAGTGGTTTCATTTTATATTTTTTATCAAATGGAATAATCTCATTTAATTCTTCTTCGCACATCATAAACACATAATCATAAGTTGTTCGTGTCTTCTTCCACGAACTACGACGATACAATTGCCTTGGATTAATTTCCATATTTTGCATCATCATTTCAAACGACATTCCTTGTTTCTTTTTTGCCATTGGCATTATTTCTCCTTTACAATTTTAACTTTATAACCAAGTTCCTTTTCAATTTCTTCAATCGTCATTTCTTTTGGCGGAGAACAATGCATATCCAAATTATCAATGTCGATTTCCATGTTCCAAATACGTTTGTAAATACATCGTCCGATTAATATACAAGCTGCTTTCTTAACCTCCTCGGCTGTAGGTGGGTAATGATCTAATGATGCAATGATATGTTTGCAATCTCTTACATTTAATACCTCCAGCTGTGGACTACATCCTGTATATTCTGATTGTGTTTCAATATACAAGTTATGTGCCATATTATATCTCTCCTTTCTCAATTTCTTCTTTAATGATTCTATATACAGAAGCTTCATTGGACTCTCTATCATTAATTCCATTTCTTTCTAACAGCCTGTCCAATTCACTGGGACTCAGCCGATCAAAGAATCGTTTTATTTCCTGTTTACGTTGCCGTCTTGTTTTCATTTTTGTTTAAATTCCTTTAGGTTTTTGTTATTTTTTTTATAATTGCCAAACACATTCGATAAATCAAGGGCAAATGTGTTGGTTTTGTACCTATGTTATTTTTTATAGTTGTCAAACATCAAATAACATAAATCCGACAATATAACATAGATTTTAGTGAGTGCTATAGTAAGCCTCACTTTTGGCGTACTCAATATTATTTGAGCAGAATATTTTATATACTCCCAAAACACACCAAATATTTTAAAATTTTATTAAGTTTATGATGTAAAATTAATTAGGCATCAAACTACATTTTTGCATTTTTTCTTTAATTGCTTCTGCCGTTTTGTACCTATGTAAAATTAATTAGGTATCAAACAAAGCATTAGCAGAAGAAAGAGGCTTGCACAGTTTTGTACCTATGTAAAATTAATTAGGTATCAAACCTCAAATTCTTTTGTCCAATTTTGTTACCTAATTTACATAGATTTTAGTGAGTACCTTACGATCTCACTTTTGGCATAGCCACAACTCTGTGACCAGAAATTTTAATTGGAATAAAATTTCCCAAAACATGCCATGTATTTTATTTGTGTAATTTTTTATGGTTCTCAAACACCCATGCACTGGATCAGCGAGCCAAGATCGTTTTGTATTTGTGTAATTTTTTATGGTTCTCAAACCTCAAATCTTAATTATGTATACAATACAAAACTTTACGTTCTGCTTCATTACACAAATTTTAGTGAGTGATTTCTCCTCACTTTTGGCGTAACCATTTTATTTATGGCTGAGGGAGTACCGAACTCCCTCCAAAACACACCAAATATTTAAGCAGTTTTTTTATTATCATTATTTTTATCATCTTCTAATACAATTCCATAATAATCTGCCGCAGCTTGAATCGTTTCTTCTGAACATTTAAATTTATCGTCTGTAAATTGTGTTGACATTGCGATGTTTCTAGCCGCATTGTAATCTGCATTTACAGTATATAGCTTGTGACTTTTACAATTAGGGTTCTTACATTTAAATGTTGCCTGATCTTTTCTTTGTCCTTTCTCCCAGTGCCCACAAAAACTACACACTTGAGATGTAAATGATGGATTGATTTTTCTAACTATGATCCCACATTGTTCTGCTTTATATGTAATATATTGCTGTAGTTTATAAAAGCTCCAATTTCTTAAAACAAATTCACTTGAATCATACCCTTTTAAATTTTCTATGTTGATATATTTTGCTCTATGTTTGATTGCATAATCAACAACTTTTTTACTAACTCGATGACAATATGTATCAACAAAATTGTTTTCTTTTTCTTTTAGCCTTTCTAAAGCTAATAATTTTCTTTTTCTTCCATGTCCACCTTTTGCTAATTTTAAAGCTTTTTGTAACTGCGTATATTCATTTTGAAATTTTGTTCTTTTTGAAACAAGATCATTCCCACTTCCAATATATTGTTTATCATATTCGTTATTATTTAAAGCACACACAGCAGGAACAGCAAGTCCCAAGTCAACTCCAACAACAGTATTTTCATCTAAATCCATTTTTTGTTTTTTCATTGTTATGCTTAAGTTCATTTCTATTTTATTATTATCAATACCAAATGTACTTCCGCCAACTGAATACTCCCCTGTGAAAATCTTAATAATTGTTGAAATTAATTCTGCCTTATTCTTGTTTTGTTTATGTCCAAAATTAATCTTGAATTTAGCAATTGTTGGAAGACCATTACCGCCCAAGCACACATACACTGGGTATGTAGGCTTACCAATATTCTTTTTTAATTCTGTTATATCTTTGCAATCTGTAAAAATACCAAAACTCTTATTACTTAAAGTAAAAGGAGAATCGAATTTATAATTTGGGACAGAAACTTTTCCTTTCAATACTCCATCTTTAATTAAATTCTTAATTTTGCTTGTAAGCGCTTGTTTAAACTCAAAACCGTATCCCATCAACGGATTACTAATATCAACGTCTGTAAAAATACTTCCATTTTTATTACCCGCTTTACGATAACATTTGTTAACATTGGCACTCACCCATTTATTCTTTTCTGTAAGAGTCGGTAAATTCGCTACTTCGTCCTGTACCATTTTTGTATATATGTATGACATAATGTAATTCTTTCGCCTTGCTTCACTTTCCATCGCATCTCTCACAAGACCATATGTATAATCATTAACCATTTTCTGAGTGTATTCTTTCATTTCATTTTCTTTGAACTCTTCATATTGCTTTTCTAATTCTGCAAGCTGCTGTTTATACCCATCTTTCTTTTCTGGTTTACTTGTGTTCTTAATCTGTTTCTTCTTTGCTTCAATTTTCCTTGGAAAATCTTTTTCTAAGAAAGCATCAATTCTTTTCTTCCACTCTTTTCGCTCGCTTGCAACAGGAATTAACGTGATTTTCCTTGCAATTGTCATTGTGTTATCGTCTTGTTTCTTAGCCATATCTACTTCACTCCTTTACCATCTGGCATTATAAATTCCCAATACCCATCACTATTTTCAACTTCTTTTAGTTCTTCTTTTTTTATTTTCTCCATCAATTTCTGACCTCGCTCAATATCTTCTTTTGTTAAACCGTTTCTAATTTCATCAATCAGACTTTTCAGAAACTTTAATGAGTCTTGTTTACTCATGAGTCTTATTCCTCACATTTTCTACCATATAGTAAGAATCCAATATCTCGTATTCTACCTATCTTACGATCATCCTTGTTTTCAAAAAATTCTAAAGAGTAAATATCACGATTAGAGGTATTTACTGGTTTGTCAAATTTAACGGTCATATATCTATACCCATATCTGCGACCAATCTCATCTGTTCCGATGCGAGTAATTGTACCTTTGTCGTTATTTCTAACCAAACCTCCTTTAGCCGCTGGCTTCATTCTATAAATATAAACTCTATCTCCGACCTTTAGCATTTACTTACCTTCCATTTCTTCATAAAGCTCTCTAAATTTTCTAAAATCATCTGCACTACCACCATTATCTGGATGACTTTTCTTCATTGCATACTTCACTGCGTCCTTAACATCTGAACGAGTTTCTTCCTTATTATATGTACCACTTTCTTTGTCGTTGGCATCTGACATAAACGACATCTTATCCAAGATCAGATTTACATTTGTCTTCCTCAGTCGATCCATCTTTCTTTCGTATCTTAGAAATACAATCACTCCAACGATACAAAAACCGATTGCATAGCCAATGGCAAACTCAATATTGGCTCCCATATTAATCACCTCGCTTTACATTTTTTCTAATAACACAGTAACGGCATCGTCAATAGCCTGATGCATCTTTTCTGCCTGGTATTGTGACTCTGTATACATACGATCATCTTCGTATATTATTGGTCTTTCAGGTAACCAATGGTTTTGAATATCTCTTAATATCCTAATAACCTGATCATCAAACATCATATCTAATTGCTTCATATCATTTTCTGTCCGAGTACGCAGTGATACATCATTATCCTTGTGAAAATCACTAACACGTTTATCTTTTCGATACAAACTATCAAATATTTCGTTACCAATAATGTTACCAACAATCGTTCCCAATATAATCGCAACTATATTTATCATTCCTCATACTCCTTTTCTTTCTTGTATATCTCTGAATAATATTTTTCTACAAGCTTCTCAGGATAACCAACCATTCTATGTGTTCCATAAGGTTTCCACATTAGATATTCGCACCAATTAATGCTATTCTTGTTTATCCAACTAACATCTTCGAGCATTTGAGTATAAAGTCCTTTATCATTTCTAATAAGTTTATTTCTGTTCCATGCTTTGACCTCAATCATTACATCTTGGACACTAACTCTTTTAGCAAGCCGACATAGCCATTTTTGTAATTCTCTATATGTTTCTTGAAATTCTCTGTCTCGCAAACTGCCTTCGACTAACAAATAATATGTTCCCTGTGTTTCGAAATTTCCTCTTCTACCATTTCCCAAATGAGTTCGTTGTTCAAATTCATTACATGAATCGCTCATATCATATCCTGCTTTTTGAACTATATGTATATTCATATCGCTTTCAGACCCTGTTACTCTAGGCAAATGATTCAATGCAGTTTCAAGTATGTATCTTTCCTCTGCTTGTGTTCTTCCAAATGGTCTAACTTCAACAAATCCCTTTACATATGTCCACCAACTCATTTCTCATCATCCTCTCTTTACATAAAACTCAGATTTTACTCTATTACATATCTTTTCTCACAGCCACATTTCTTGCAGCGATAAACCTTCTCACATCTATAAGGTTTTGTAGATCTGTCGCCATAATATATTACAGACTCAAATATCTGTTCCCAATCATGTTTACAGAAACAAGACCTGATATACCAAATTAATCTTCTCATTTAATACCTTGCACCTCATATTTCACTCAATAAGTCTTTCACAATTACTCGATCTTCGTCTTTAACTTTTTTTGATTTTGTTGTTGCCATAAACTCTAACCACTCTTTTCTCATTTTCTTTTCGTCATCATTTAAGTGTTCGATTACAATTAATTGCTTAGAATTAAGTTTGTCGTGACTAGAAATATAGTTATTCCATCCGTCTTTCCAAAACAACTTGTTTGAGATAACTAATGCATATCCCATCAATGTTTCTCCATTTACTATTCTTGATCTAAAACACAGATTTCCATTTTCAATGGGATTATTTCTCATATCTTTCATTCTTCATCACCCTCTTCTGGTCTTAGCATAATCCCAAGACCTGTACACATTCCTGTAAGTTTCTTGTCCATTGCCTTGATTCTTTTGTAGTTGTAATATGTCATATATGGTACTCCAATTCCAATTGCTATGATCACCATAAACGCCAATACCCAAATTATGTAAAACAAAACGTCCATTTTATCTTTCTCCTTTTCTATCTACTACTATCTCCTAAAATCGAACCACCATACTGTGTAAAAATTCTTTTGAAAATATGTATCGTCTCCGTCATCAAGTTCTTTAAAATATTTTCTGCCTCGTTCCTTAACATCGTCTTCATTGAAATAACTATATGCCCATGCAGGAATTGTGTAAGATTCCTTATCTTCTAAGCAGAGATTTAACAAATCTTTGATCATCATCTGCAATTCTTCTTCATCATATCCCTGCGTTATTACATCAAAATATGGGATATATGCCATATATGGAACTGAGTCATTTTCATCTTTCAGAACTACGACAGGGAATGTTAGATTGTAATTCATATCAGCCTTGCTCCCTTGAATTGTAAATATTATTTTTTCTTCATCAGTTGTATCGTCACTAAGTGCAAATAGCGAAACATCTCTAAGTGCGTATCTAATATTGTTTACACCCTTTCTTCTTATGTTTTTTTCTTCTTATATGGCGTACAATCACGAACATTAACCCATGACCATCTAAATGCTTCATCAAGATAAATCAAAAAGGCTGTATAAGTGTCTCCACAACTGCTAGAATCACATTTGTCTGTGCAAACTCCATACACTTTATATGGTTTTGCATGATATAAAACTTTCATAATTATTCTCCTCCAAAATAAATCCACCACTTGGTAACATTGCAATCAATTTCTTTTTCTTTTAATTTTGCAATCTTACGATTATTGCTTTGGTATGTATCCATCTGTTTTTTAACAAGTTCATTGCTTCTTAATTCAGGATATGTTGTGATCAATGCCATTCCATCACCAGCTTTAAATTCTTTGTATGTATCCTTTTCATGATTCATGTAACTCTTAACAGTCACATCAATCTTTCTCTCAAGCTGCCGATTTTGTGTTTCATACATTTTGATTTTCTGATTGACACCTTGATTTTCATATAGATTACTCAGTAGTGAACATAAAAGTACGATAATGGCAAAGTTAATCAGAATTAATACAACACTAAGAATATCAAGATCACCAGAGGAGTAATCCTTGTTTTTAGCATGATGATAATAGGTTATTGAAGCAATTATAGTAATTACAAGTATTGTTATCAGCACTATTCATCCTCCTCTTCTAAAAAATCTCATCCAATGCTTCTTCAATAACTTCTTGAACATCTGTTTGTGTTAAATCATAATCACACATCATATCATCCATCGGAAGATGACTTTTCATACATGTAAACAAATACTCCGCAAGTCCTTCTGTGTCATAGCCTTCTACAACATCTTCTTTTTGTAAAGGTTGTTTCATGCCATTCCTGATATGATGCCCAAGCCTATGAGCTGTAATAATAATTTTGTTTCCTTTAGGGATTACCTCTTTTCGTCCAAAAATTGTTTCAACTTCTGTTTCTCTTTTTGATACTAATATTTCTCCGATTTTATATGTACTCATTACTCATTTCCCTCACTTTACGCATCAAAGATGTATTTAATGATTCTGTCTCTTCCGATTGCTTCAATTGCATCAACTAAAACATCTTTTGATGTAAACATAACTGTACCCTGTATTTTTGTTGTAGCCCATGTATCGCAAAGAAGTCTTTTTCCATCTTCTTCACATCGAATACAATAACAACGATTGGCAAATTCTGTGCCGTTGTGTTCCTTTGCATACCGCTCAAGTTCAACTTCTACTTTTCTTTTCTTTCTTGCAAATACTGCTTCTTCTTGTGTTTTAAATACGTTGCCTAATACCCATCTACCGCTATCGACAATGCTATTAAACCATATTGCACTATAAATAGATCCGCTACCATCAATGTAATGATATCTTTCACCGTATTTTGGTTTCCAAACTTTAGACCCTGAATTAGTTTTTTCTTTTGGTTTCGCTCTTTCACAACATTTATCAAATAATGCTTTTATTAGATCCTGTTCTGCCTCTGGCAGCACTGAAATATCAATTGTTTTTGTTGTACTCATTTATTTCCCCTCACTTTTAAACTCTTCAATCTCTCTCCACGCCAAAACACTTTCGTCGTTATAGTATAAAATGTTACTGTTACGCCTTCTCCATCCATGAGAATCGTGCCATGACCTATGAGTGCATTCACCTTTTATAAAAACCCAAACGTACTTAATATCTTCTGGCAGATCATCAGGATTCTTTCTTAAGTCATGCCATCTATACTTTTCTTTATATTCTTTTAACTCTTTCAATTCTCCCAGCCACTTCGCAAGTTGCTCATGATTTAAGGCACAGTCAATCAATCCATCAAGTTCTTCATCGTCTGGATTCGCATGACACAACATGGCTTCTGTGTATTTCTTTGTTGTCATATCATTTGCGCATTTGATAGTTTCTTCTAAATTCATTTGTTTCTCTCCTCTCTAATCAATATCTGCGATACTCTCTACAAAACAGTTATAATAAATATATCTCTTACCTTTGTAGTCAAACTTGACATATCCACCATCATTTGTATCAATATCAATTTTTCCTTTATATTCAGCAATCTTCTTACCGTCTGCCGTGTATACTGTAATGACTCTATTCATACCACCATTCCAATTGCTTTTCATATCAACAACTCCTCTTTTGAATCCTGCGGTACATCCTGTCATTGATCCTAAGCAAATCGTTGTTCCTAGAACCGTTGCCAAAATTTTCTTTCTCATTTATTTCTCTCCTTCTTCCTTATAGTAATATCCATACAAGCAACAATCTCCAGAATCCCATGTGTCGTAATAACAACCGTCTGAAATTGCAACTACATGATTCGCAACATTTACCAAGTAATTGCCTTGTTTATGATCTTTTGCAAAACTTTCAACTGTTGGTCGTTTAGATCCTTTTCGGTTGCTAATACCTTGATAAGCAAACCCATTATCGAATAAATATTCTTCGTAACATTTTCGCTCTGATGGCATACACTGCATATCCCTTGCGTATGGTAACAAATCATCAAATGTTGTTAACCATTCTTTATCAAGCACTTTTGTTAATGCTCTGATCACGCAATCTGAATGATTGTCTTTTGTATCTTTATCGTTTGGTTGATAATATCTGTAAATTTTATTTGACATTTTCTCACTCCTTCATATTTCATTTTCTTGAAGTTTATCTTTCATTTGTTGAATATAATATACCACTTCTTGCACATAGTGTCAATACAAAATCTTCAACTTCTTGAATATTTTATTTTACATCCTGTATATAATATGTTACAATATAGATGTGGAGGTATATCATATGATAAGTTATAAACCGCTTTTCGTAACTTTAGCGAAAAAGGGTATGACAAAATCTGATTTACGAACCGCTTTAAATATGGGGTCTGGTACAATTGCCAAGATGGCAAAGAATCAGTATATCAGTCTCGAAAACATTGACAAAATTTGCTTATATCTTGATTGCAAAGTTGAAGATGTTATCGAGGTCATACCAAACGATTAACCAAAAAGACTTTAACCATTTAGGTTGAGGTCTTTTTTAGTGGACACGACAGGAATCGAACCTGTGTCGGCAATTTATATGTGATGAAAATTAAATGTAAATAAATAAAAATACTTATATGGAGGTAGAAAAATGAATGTTTATGTATTGCCTGCTCTACCAACTGAGCTATGTTTCCATGACTGGCACTTTATACAACTATATATAGTGGTTCAGTAATTGGATAATCACTATATATTGTGTTTTATAGAGTCATAAAATGCCAGTTTTATGTTTGTGAAATTAATTTTTGTAGATGAATTTATCCGTTATTTGCGAGCATTTTTCATCTGATCTAATATGGCTTTAGCTTCTTGCTGTCGCTCTTCTTGCTCCATATGATAATCCAATGTTTCTGCACTAGATTCATACGCAATAGCAACGCCTTTGGCTTGTTCGCTAAGTTTCTTTGCTCCTTCTCGAACCTCTTCCAAACCTTCCTGAGCAGCATTTGAACTATTGTATTGATCTAAATTTTTCTGCAATTCTGCAATCTGCTGATCTGCCTCCATCTGGAGAACTACAGTGTCTTTTTCGCCTTTTAGTTTAATAAGCTGATCATATGCTTGGTTTTTAATTTCTTCTTGCTTATCTTTTGTTGCTTGCAACTCTGGGATCTTCTTTTCGTACACTGATTTCTGTGCCTTTAACGTGGCTAATTTTTGAGCATAATACATTGCTTTTTTATCATCATTGTTATCAATATACTGGTTGATCATTGCCTCGGTTTTAGAAATTTCTTCTTTTGTTTCTTTGAGGTCATCTTCCATTGTTGCTAATCGACCAGCTACCATTGTGTATGTACCCATTGTTTTCTGGTAGAAGTCCTGCTTATCTTTAATTGCAGTATTATATCTAGCTCTAGCTCCCTCTGGAGTCATTGCATTTTCTTTGATTTTCTCTGTAACTGTTCCAGATGCTACATTTTTAATCTGCTTTCCATTTTTAGTAAATTGTAAATATGCGATAATCACTACAATTACACAAATAATAATAATTGCCATAATAATTTCTCCTATTAGAACTCACGGTAATCTGCTGGCTCTGGTGTTACAAGATTTTCATTATCTGTAGATTCTACTTCGTTATCTTCAGAAACAAAATCTTTTAACATCTTTGCAAGATCAACACCTGTAGATCCTTTAACACCATCTGATACCTGATTCACAACATTCATAATATCTTTTGTTAATTTTGTTGTGTTTCCTTCTCCATACATAGTGATACTTCCTACATTTCCTAATGGTGCGGCTGCATTTTTAACTGCTTCTGGGAACATCTGACACATCATTTCTACAATAGATGCTTTACCCATCTGTTTCATAGCTTCTGCTTTCTTTTCAATTGCTTCTGCTTCAGCAATACCTTTAGCTTTGATTGCCTCGGCTTCTGCTACACCCTTTGCACGAATACCTTCAGCTTCCTGCTCCATAGCATATTTTGTAGATTCAGCTTCTTTTTCTTTGGCATATTTGTTAGCTTCAGACTCTTTCTGTCTCTTATATAAATCTGCATCTGCTTTCTGCTGAGAGGCATATCTTTCAGCCTCTGCCTGTTTCTTGATCTGTGCATCTAATGTCTGCTCTGTTACCTCAACGTCTTTACGTTTCAGTTCAATTTCTTTTTCCTGACGCATAATATTAGCATCCGCAGTTACAATTTCAATTTCTTTACGTGATTTTTCTTCCTGAATCTTGTATGCTGCATCTGCCTCAGCCTTCTTTGCTTTTGAAATCTTCTCAAGTTCAGATTTTTTAATTTCCAGATTGTTATTCTTTTCTGCGATCGCTGTTTCTGACTCAACCCTTGCATCATTCGCTTCTTTTTCAGCCATTGCTTTTGCTTTTTCAATATCTCTTTCGCTTTCAGCTCTGGAAATTGCAGCCTTCTTCTGAATTTTAACAACATTATCTACACCAAGATTTTCAATAACATCATTATCATCCATAAAATTCTGCACATTAAAACTGATGATATCTAATCCCATTGCAGCAAGGTCTGGCTTCGCATTTTCTGTAACAAGCTGTGCAAATTTCTGACGATCAGAAACCATTTCTTCGAGGCTCATCTTTCCAACGATCTCTCGCATATTACCTTCAAGGACTTCTCTTGCGACCTGTCCAATATCGCCTACTGGCTTATTTAAGAAGTTTTCTGCTGCAAGTTTTAATCTTTCTGGATTACTGCTAACCTTTACATTGACCGCTGCATCTACATTGATATTGATATAATCTGCTGTAGGCACAGAACTTGATGTCTTAACATCAATTGGAATTAACTCAAGATTAAGATGATCTGCTTTTTCAAAGAATGGGATTTTTAACCCTGCCTTACCAATTAATGTCTTAGGTGTCTTTCTAAGTCCAGAAATAATATAAGCTTTATCTGGACTTGCTTTGACATAACCGCTACCGATAATAGCTCCTACGCCACCTACCGCAATAACCGCTGGTACCACTGTTCCAATTACTTCAACCATAAATATCTCCTTTGTTATAAAATTTATTTATCACAACACCATATATAGATGTCATAATCTTGTTACTAAATACATCCGCCACAAGAATTAGTGCGAAAATCCTCTTCATTGATTGCTTTGAAGATCTGGCGCTGAACATCAATATCTTTTGTAATTTTATCTAACCAATACTTATTAGCCTCAATCCACTCATCTTGTTTCAGTCCGTCATAATATGACTCCCATTCTTCAACCCAACCTTTGAAATACCATCTCTCATATTTCTTATATGTATTCATAGGTTCTGTGCGTAAGTCTTCTGGAATCTTATCGGTAACATCTTTGCCATCAACATAAAGCTTCCATTCTCCAATACAGAGTGCAAAACCACGACCTGTCCATTTTGCTTTAACTTCCATATTTAATCATCCTCTTCAATTTAATTTCCTAATGCAATTAATGAATTTCCACATGTAATTCTGTCTGTGTCTTCTTCTTTCGACGGAACAAATACAATTACATCCCAACCGTCTTTTACAAGTGGTTGTTCAAATTTTTCATATACGTCAAAATCTGTTACGATCTCATATCCTTCGTTAACTGCTTCAACTGTTTCATGGATAGGAGTAATCTTGACAATGCATTTTTCCTTATCGAAATACTTGTTCATCAAATCTACGTCTAAATTACTTTTGGATGTAACAGCAAAATTCAATGTATACTTACGTTTCTTTGGCATTGGCAACCAATCAATAATGCCTCCGATCTCTGTTAAAGATAATGAACATCCTCGAAACATTTCATTTCTTTGTTCTTCATTAAGAGTATTGATAGAGAACTGAAGACCAAAGCCATCTTCTCCACCATATTCGAATCCAGTTTTAACCCATTTATGTAAAAATTCTTTTAAATTATTATTTGCCTTTGGCATCATTGTAGAAATTACTGGATGATATGTGTTGAAATGTATATCGCTGTCTGGATCTGCTAACATATGTGCAATCTGTTTAGCCGAAGCAATTACATTTTGATTAAATGTAGGCTCTCCCATTCTTGCATAATGTACATTTAATCGTTCTCCATGTCTGATTCCTGATAAAGCAATTCCAGAAGTGATCTCCATCATTAACTCTGGCAACGATGCGTTTCCTTTAAATCCAAGTTTAGGGCAATCACAGAAATTGCAATGCATCGGGCAACCTTTCTGTGACGAAACAGTCACAACTAATTTTTCTCTAATATCAACTGGTTTATGTTCAACTTTTTCAATTCGTTTATCATACCCAAGAAAATCTGCCTTAATGTTGTTTTCCTTGCCATAATCACCAACAAATAAGTATTCCAATGTTAAATCTGTATCGGAGATAATTTCTCCTGTATGTGTGTCTGTAATCTGTCTCATTTTCTCTCCTTCCTTTAAATTACTGTTTTATTAATCAAATAATCCATACCCAAAGTGCTGTCTCAGTTCATGATTCCAACTATTAATCGATTCAACTTTTCGCTCTTTGACAAGCTTATATCGAAAATCTTTAGGCATAGACAATGCGATAAAATTCATAATAAGTTTTGCACAGTCTTTCCTTTCTTCGATATAATACACGCCATCTTCTTTATAGAAATCAACCTCTTTAAAACACCCAGAATTATTTAAAATTTCAAATGCTGTTTCGCTAATTTCTGATTCTTGATACTCTGTCCAAATCAGTCTCTCACTTCTACGACCAAGACCTAGCCCCGTATAATCTTCATTACAATTAAAACCTACTCCTAGCTTTTTACAGCTGTCTTTATACGCTTGTCGAATTTTATGAATATCATAGTTACAATCAAATAAAAAACTTTCTGATATTTTATGCCCATCTTCCGACCAGTCGCCTAATTCTAATTTATAAATCATTCCAGTCTCCTTTCTTTAGGCACCCACCCGTCAAATATGACGAGCAGGTATATCATCTTAATCTTCTAAAGAATCAATCATCGCACGTAATTCTGCTTCTGACATCTTCTCAATAGCCTCATCCTGTTTCTTGGAAAGAGCATCAATATATTTTCTCTGTGTCAGTTTCTTATTAATACGTTCCTTTTCAGCAAGTCTCTCATTACGTTTTGTTATAAAGATATACTTCACAATACCAATCGCAGCTGTTAACTTTGGATCAACATTTGCATCATCCAACAGACTTTCTTCTGAAGATTTAACTTCCTGATCTTTCAGATTTTTATAAACCACGTCTAAATCTTTATCAGATAAATCCCATAAATCTTCTACGGATAATTCGCCCTTTGTTGATGGGAATCTCAATTTACTTCTTGTTGCCATTTCGAATAAATTTTCTGTTGTCATAATTCAATCTCCTTTTTATATTAAAATTTAATTTTAAGAACTCTTTCAGTAGCGCCCTTGACTTTGACGATCACATCATCTCGTTTTGTAGAACTAAAACCAATTCCTGATAACTGGTTTTGATCATCTGCGACATGCATCTTACTTCCTAAAGCCTCGAATACTCTCTTGTGCTGTACTAATTCCTGTTTCAAGAACTCATTGAAGAATCCATTTGGAGTATCTTCATTTACACATCCGTTTAACATGAACAGATAATGTTTGTGTCCAATACCTGTCTGTTCATCCCAATAGTTAGGCGAATAACACATTACTGTTACTGGCACAAACTGATTTGTATTGACACCCCAGATTTCTCTTGAAGATGTTGTAGATGGAAGTTTCTCTTTGATTGTGAATACTCCATCTTTTAATGTAACTGTAGCCACTGGCACGTTTTGTCCCTGTCGCAAAGGCTGATCGTATTCAAATTCATAAATCTGACCATCAAATTCAATCTCTGCTGTAAATCCTGATGTACCGTTGCTATGGCAATAATTGTGTACGAAAAATTCATAATCTCCATCAACCATCTTGGATTTATCCGCCCATGTAATATTTTCTACAGCAGGTTTCCCCTTTACTGGATTAATCACATCAACATCAAGTCTGCCTCGTGTTCCAGAATCAAACATATGACTAAAGAAAATATGCTGACAAGGTGTTTTACAATGTGCGTCAAAGTCATCTCTGTTCCAATCTTTTCCTGCGTTCCACTGGATTGAAAATCTTAAGACACCATCAACTGCTCCGCCTGCGTTCTTAACTCGTTCTTTCATCTCGCTATCTGTCATATTTCCTGAATATGCCCAACTGAAAGGATTGCTCCACTTCATCATGTTCTTGGCATCTTTGTTTACAGGTGCGATCAGTGAAACCATGTTCTTCTTATGTCGATTTTCAAACAAGACTTCTAATTCTTTTGCGGTTGGAAGAACATCTGATACAAATTTCTCTGCACTGATCTCTTCTACTTTAGAGAATTTCTTAGGATTTACAGCGACTTCCTTACTCATCTCATCAAAAATATCTAAGCCGCCCTGGATACGTGGTGCTGCATCACGATTACAAAACAGAATATTGTTTACCGTAATATCGTCAAGTCTTGCAAATCTACGCTGCAATGAATCCATATATCCTAAATCGGTTACAGTTTTCTTTGCATCCTCAAGCATTTTCTTCGTAAAAATTACCTTTGGTCGTTTGTAATTCGCAGGAGCTACAACATTTTCATAGGCTTTTACTGCATTATCTAAGTCCATGCCTTCGCTGATATTCACAAGTAATGTACCGATGCTATGATTTCTAATACGACCAATTACATCTCCGATGGTCATGGCTTTTGTCCATGTATATGTATCTTTTTCTTCATCGGATAAACCATTGTATTCTCGCTGATATTTTCTAAAGTCCTTTAAGACTCTTTCCCACTCCTGTCCTCTATAAAGAGTATTTGAAGCGATCAGCTCTAACACTGTATCAACAGCTTCTTCTGTGATTTCATCAAGTGATCTTTTAAACACATTCTTTCGATCTCTCACTTTTGCTTTTGCTGTAGGAATATCGGATTTTCTTTCTAGTAATCTCTCTGGAATCGGTGTATACATATGAGTCCATTTGATAATCTGCTTATCTTCTGTATACTCATTTGTGGTTTTTGTACCAACTGTATTTGTAAAATGTCTCCAAATATCTTTGATCGGCTTTGATTCTACATATGTTCGTAAAGCATCAACTACTGGCTGAAATACGGCATCCTCAGTATCAATTTCCCAAATTGTATGAATCTTGCCGTCAACAATTGCCACAGCTCCACCGATTGTTTTAATAAAGTTACGGCAATGACCACAGTCATATTCTCGTCGCTTGCGATACATCTTATTAGTTCCTTCAGGAAAACTGCTCAGATATACTTCCCACAGCACATCTTTATCAATATCAGTTTCATACAATGTAGAATTGTTTTTCTCTACATAGTCGAGCATCTTATTTAAACGCTCTGACAATTTGTTTAAAAAATTGCTCCAGTTTTCATTCATTGGTGTGCACATAATTTATCTCCTTTTCATTTTGTTATTTAATTGCTACGAAGATTTCATAACTCTTATTGTCATTGATATAAATTTCTTTGCCCTTGAGTTCTGGGAAATACTTCTTAGCAAGTTTCTTAAATTCCTTAATCTTTTGACCATTCTCGTCCTCATATGATTCTTTAAGTGGATCAAACATTAATTCTTCTTTCTTTACGACAAAGAATTTTGCATGAGGTAAACCTTTGCGTTCCTCTTCTCTGTGCTTATCATTCTCGATGATCTCTTCCAGTTTGCATAAATTTTCTGTCACTTCAATGCAGCTACTTGGATATTTCACATATTTGTTTGTCCAAAAATCAACTGCATCATGAGCACCTGCGTTACCAAACAGGTATTTTAATACACAAGTCTTGAAACCTTCTTCTCTGTTAAATCTGTCGAACCTGCTTGTATAAGCAACAGTTTCAGTACCGCAGTTCCAAACCACCTTAACCATACCTCTGTAAAATTTATACTTAGTTACTGGTTTACCATCTTCTTCGAGCGGCTTACCATTACCATCTAACACTGGTTCTTTGACCGTCATTTCCTTGTCTACATAAATAACTTTTTTGATTTTGTCTTTTAATTTTTCTGTATACATATCTTTCTCCTCTTCGTTTTCTGTAAGTTCACTCATGATTTCATCCAATTTTTCTGACGAAAACGTTAAAGTCGCACTCGTTTCACCATTCCAAACAATATGTGTTGGTGCATAAGGACTCAACCCATGGTCGTCATGTATCATCCTTGATTCCCCTGGGGCTGAGAGTCCACCAAGCCAATTCTTTTCTGCTTCTGACATTGCGGTAATTGGTTTTTGCTGATAGTAGGGCATAGCAGACACTCTTCTTTCTGAGCGTGGTGGTGGGGCTAATGTTCCAATTTTTATTTCGTCAGCTAAAATCGTACCTGTATGAATCTCAAGATTTTCATTCATTGATTCTTTTCTTGTGATTCTTCTGATTATAATGGTTGCCTCTGTCGACTTTATACTTTGTAGTCTATATCGCACTTTTTCATACCAATATGGAACAATAATATTTACTCTACCATCTCTATACACATCCATTTCAATCGACTCAGCATCATCAAATGTAACATATTGCCAAGATTGCGTTTTTTTAGAAACCTTTCCATGCGGCTTTATCATATAAGTTTCGGTTATTGGAAGATTTCCTTTGAATTCTACTGTTTCAATTTTAAACATCGCATATACATCGTCATTCTCTACTTCAACAACATCTCCTACATTAAATGGTGCCATATCATCTCGTGGATTATATTTAATTATTTTGCCATTCATACTGTTTTGTATCCAAACGCCCGTTTTATTTTCGTCCATATAATTCTCCTTTTCTAATGTATCAATTTGTTACTTTACATTTTTTATGGTATCGACATTCATCGACACTCAATACCTGCGTACCCATCTCGAATACCCAGACAGTATTGGAGTTTTTCTCCTTTCTAACATAATATTTACATTTCAATTTTGCACAAATACCTGTGCGAGTCATCATATATAATAAGGAAGAACTCTACCCGATTATATTCTGAATCAGCTCATAATACTTTGTTCTGCCGACATAAGGTTTATGCTCTGCATCTTTTAATTCTTTCTTCAAAGTACATATGTCTTTCTGATTATCCATGCAATTCTGCATCACTTCTATGTATCGAATACAATTCTTGATCTTTCTATGCAATTCTTGTAAGGTTTTAAGATACCCAACAATCACGGCACGTTTCGCAGCATCAATCTTTTTAAACTCAATTGCATGAAGAATATCACTTCTGGCAGAATCGGCATATGATAATGCCTGTTCTAACTCAAACTTCTTTTCTCCTAATTGATCTGAGTCATATGCTAAAAGCCCTACTATAGCTCTTTCCTCAGTCTCTATGTTGTCGATCAATGTATTATCACATTCCCAGTCCATAAAGCAATTTCCATTACCTTTACGCATTATTTCGCTAGATTCCATGGGTTTTCCAACTTTACCTAGCTCAATTTCTCTGGCATAAAATCCGTCTTTCATCCACGTATATTTATGCTTCAAACCTAAAATGTGCTTTGCTTGCTTGGAGGTAAATTGAGTAGCTTCAGACTTACGATTATCACGAACGTATTTATTTCTTGCATGATCTCTTTTCACATAGAACTCTTCATTCGTAATTATGTATTTCATACATCACTCCTATATTTAATTGTAGTTTTTGGAAAAATTTTCATGTTGACGAACATGTTTAGAATTGTTATAATGATTTTAAGGATATTATTATCCTTTCAGATTAAACAATTCTAAATATCAAATTCGATTTTCTATCGTGCTGCCAACACGGTAGATTCAAAAAATCTTTTTTTGTTATCTATGATTTGTTTAGTTGAAATTTTTAGTTTGTGTGAAAGTAGAAGTTTTATCAAAGACTTCTACTTTCTTTTTTATTGTCTGTATTTTTATTCCAACATTGTATCTCTCTTTGTATGTAAATTGCAGGCATTTGATTATGTCAAATATGTCGTCCTGCCTAATATGAGAGAACAAATTCTCATCTTGAATAAATTCGATCCAATGATATGAAAGATCTTTATCTTTGCCATAGATCTTCATCTTTCTATCATCTGCTCGAATCTTATATTCACTCAGAAACCACGATGACATTTCTGATGAGTGTAAATCAAGTACATCAATATGCATTTGATTTGATTGATTCGCTGCCAACATTTCTAATATTTGATTGTCCATACATATACCTTCCTTTATTCTGTCATGATTTGATGTACACGATAATTCTTATAGTCCTCATCTTTATATAAATAACCAATAGTTTTACCAATTACAGTTTGACGATCACTAAATTGTTTCTTTTTTAATCTATATGATATATAATAATTATAATAAAAATCAATTGCAATATCACTAAATTGACGTGCGATTACAGATCGTGCGATTCCTTCTTTTGATTTAATATAATATAAATCTGCAATTGCCTTGATATCCATTTTAGATTTTAAATATTGTATAAAACCAGAATTAATAACATCAATGGTTGTCAATTTCTCATAAGATAAAGTGTTACCAGTTAATTCTAATTGAGACTGCACATTATTATATATCCTCTTTTGCTCTGCCTGATATTCTTCTATATTATTACATTTTTTTCGTGGTATTAATACAAAATCATCATATATATTCGTATCTCCCATTTTCAATTTATATTCATTCAATGTCTCGATAAAATCTTTGGAGACTGGTTTCCCAAAAATTGTTAAATCATTTTGATTAATATCTGAGAATTTTAGATTTCTTAACTCCTTTCCATTTATCCCATTATATAAACTCACAATGTGAAATCTAGTATTTAATTTGGTATCGGCTGATGCATTGCACGACATCAGATTCGCAATAAACGCATTTATTTTATCTGGTGTAACATAATTAACATTAACTCTATTTGAGAAATATATATCAACTGCTAATTGCAAGTTTATAAATTTATCATTAACAAATGGATTATATTTAATGTAATTTTGTTCATATGCATAAGTATATAGTTTAACGAGCTGGTCATATCTTTTTTTAATAGAATTCATACTTTTGGTTTTTTTACCTCTAGTATCTGATAATATAGCCTCTTGGATTGTACCTGGTGCATACGTTAACCCAGATTCATTGTCGTCCGCAATATCAGAATCTAATAACCAATTCCATGTTGGGCGACGTGATTCTGATACGTGAGAATCTATATAATTTTGTATCAATTCTTTATTATTCATAATATTCTCCATTTCTAGGATGCCATTGCATTCATGTACGATAACATGCCGTTTTGTATTAAAATGCCATGTCCTATTTTTAGCATTAAAGATAGATCAGATATTCTTCCCCAATACTCTAAAAGATTATTCTTTGGAATTGTTCTTCCTTGCTCTAAATACACCTGTGATACCATTTTTAATCCATTACTGGTATTTGGATAAATGGTTACATGTGTTGGTATCCAGTTCCTTAATTTTTTTGTAATTGGATACACGTTAATCTCTGTGCTCGTATTGTTACAGATGTTATTAGAATATACAATAACTGGTCTTTTTCCATGCAAGATATGGCTACCTTCGATTTTCGGCAAATCTGCAAAATATATTCCCCAAACTTGAGGATTTTGATATTTACCATATACATATTCTTTTCTTTTTCTGTTATCGTTTCCTTTTCTTTCTTTGTTAGTATATCCGTTCATTTTTACGTCCCTCAACTTTCCCCAGTTGTATTTTTTATTTTCATGAATTAAATATACCATACTTTTTGCACCCTGTCAATAGGTGCAAGAAAGAAAGTTAATTTTTGTTGTGAACAAAGAATCTCTACATTTCTTATTATAATGCTACCATAGAACAAAATCAAGATATTTTTCGAACAGATGTTCTCTTTTTGTTCGAACACTTTACTTTGTGCTTACTTGGAAGGGGGAAATACTGTCTAACTTTATGAGGCTTATCCAGTTTCCATTTCTTTTCTTCAAAATCATAGTCACAAAAATCAAGCACTTCGTCCACACATCCATCATTATATTTGTAATCCACAATAACAGGATATGTTTTATACCTCATGTAACGTGATGCATTATCTGGTTTTAATGGTGGAATCTCTGCTGAAATCCACATAAGATTCTGGTTTGCTTTCTTTTCTTCCTTATTTTGTCTAATCGTATTTATCTTCATACAAAATTCTCCTATAAAATCCTAATAATTTGTTCGTAAATTGCAATCGCATTATCTCCTGGAAAGTTCTGGTTCACATGCATATGTCCAAAGAACCACTTTTTATATTCAACAGATTCTTTAATCTCTTGCAAATAATCCGTCAATATATCTGTTTTATACACTCCTAATCCTTGATCCATTTGACATAATACAGATGCATATGGACTATGTGTAATTATATAATCCACTTGCGATCCATTCTGCTTCAGATTCATCATACCTTCTGTCATTTCCTCCTCTGAAGGCAATTCTTCTTTCCACCAGCTCACATGATTAATCCTAAACATTTTGTCATAATCTCTGTACCATTCATTAATTCTTGGATCGTCTGGCTCTAAAATTCCATCTTGCACATCATGGGAACTGGCACCGCCAAATGTAAAGAATTTCTTTACTTGAATTTCAAACACCTGTCCACGCATAAGATGAAATACAGAGTCTTTGATCTTGTGAATCTTTCCGCCACACCATTTCTCTACAGGATATTGATATAAGCGGTCGTAATTTTCATGATTCCCACATACAAACAATGTAGTAAATGGCTTGTTATCTAACCATTCCAGATTATATCGTTCTTCTTTTGTGTCATGCCACAGTCCAAAATCTCCGCAGATAATCACATAATCATCTTTGGTTAACTCAACTCCCTCTGGGAAAGAACGACTGTTTAATCGAGTCATCCAATCCCCATGTGTATCTCCTGTTACAAATATCATACAATTACTCCTTCCAATAACTCTTCTAATGCCTGCATATTATCTTCATGTACTCTATCATCTTGATCTGCATCATCTTTGCCAGTCTTATAAGCAAACTTGATAATCTCCATAACTCTATCATAACTCACATTAACAACATTTTCCTTCAATCCGTTAAAAGCCCCACTGATAATTTCCTTGTATGTCTGCGCAATATCATCAAACAATACATGAGTTTCTTCCTCTGTGATTGTTGCATACAGAAATGTCATTGCAGGGCTACTATGATTCAATAATCTCATAAGTGTATACAATACGTTCTGATCATCTTTATGATCGACAAGTGTCCAATACACAAAGTTCTTTCGTAATGTATGCGTACCAATATTGTCCTCAATTCCAACTGCTTTAGCACCTTTTTTAACAAAATCCAAAGCATTTGCTTCAGTCATGTGTCCTGATCCAGACTTACATGTTCCAAAAACATAATCATCCATTGGCACTTCGCCATCAATCTTGACATCATATTTAGTTCCTGCAACAGCTTCAAAGAAAATATCCACTGCTTCAGTTACCAAATCGTTAAAGTATACAGTTCTGAATTTCTTTGTTTTCTTTTCCTGCTTACGAGTCTTATCGTCTAATAAATCGCCCCATTTGAGTCTGACGATATCAGAGATACGATATGCTGTATTGTTTCCAACTGCAACCAAAAGATTGTTTCTGGCAGCTACATATCGTTTGTACTCTGTGTACGATTTATCAATCTGGTCTCTAAAATATGCATTAAAGGCTGCAAATTGTTTTCTGTCCTTGATCGGATACACTAAAGATGATACGCCTTTCTGTTTGTTAGATCGAGTCCATTTAGGACTTCCATCCTTACGTCTTTTAATCTTTGTTTCAGATTCTTCTGCGTTATTATTGTTTACTGTTTCAATAACTTCAAACTGTGTTGCTGCCATGATAATCTCTCCTCTCTAATTATTACACTGTTCACGTACTTCTGGTCTAATTTCTACTTCGATTAATTCCATAATTCTTACTCCTATTCTCTAAATTTAGGCAAAATAAAAAGAAGCCCCTAAGCTTCTCAATCTCATTCTGTTATTCAATTTCTACAATGGTCTAATAATATCAGGATTCATGATCAGAATACTATCACAATCCCAACCGTAAAGCTCATAATATAACTCATAATCACCTTTGGATAAATTAAGCTTAATTGCATCAACTCCATCTTCGACCATCTTCTCAAAATCTGGCACAACGCCCATTGTATCAAATAAATATTCTGGGAGATATCCCGATAGATCTTGCGTTGGAACCTGCTTTAAATCGGCTTTCGCTGTCCATTCAACAATATTTGCCGAATCATCCAATGTAAATTTAAAGTTTTTGTCTAGTTTATCAATTCTAAAATCATTATCAATACACCATTTCTCCCACGGCTGATCCGCCTTTATATCCGATGCCCATAAACCTCCAAATGGTTTGTTAATCATGTTTCTGTTCACAATTGACATAAACAACTCTTTCTAAAACTTATCACTTCCGTAGTGAATATAAATATTTTCTGACATTTTTCCATCCTTTCGTCAAACTTATCCTGTCATCTGCTTCTCAAACAACTGTCTTTCCAACGCACCAAAATCATAATCACGATCACATTCCAAGTGTGCAAGGTTCGTTACCTTTGGCTTTTGTTTAGCGTTCTTCTTAGCCTGATTTCGTTCCCAGTTTCGTACTGCTGCCTTCCAGTCTTGCATCTTGCTATTGCCCATCATCCAATCTTTGGCTGTGTAATAATCCACAAACTCTTCTGGATCAATCCCATTGTTTCTTTGTTGACAATATCTGGAGACTTGCTCGCAATCAGGCGGTGTGAATCGCTTTATATTATTATTATTATATTTATTATTATTCTTTACTTTCTTTTTATGTGTCGCTTCTGCGTCGTTTTGGTGTCGTTTCTGTGTAGCTTGTTCGTCTACAAAACCTTGATAAACACTGTAATTTACTATGGTTATGACCGTCTTTTTAGTGTCGCTTTTTACATGTATGATACTGTCGTTTTCCAGTGTCTTTAAAAATTTGATAACCTTTGAATTACTCCACCCCCATCGATCACACAATCTTCTGATCGAAGTAACCATCGATCCTCGCTCGACTATTTCTAAGTTTCCATCAACATACTTAGGTTGATTATTATAACCTGCGAGAATAAGTAAGTCAATCATTGCTTGTCCTCTGGCAAATGGTTTGTCTTCCCATAGCCAATGATCTGTAATTTTCCGATGGAGTTTGATCCATCCTGTGTTACTCATGGCATCACTCCCCTCTATATATGGAGATAAAATTCTCCTTTCACTGTTTTAAATGCTTACCTGTTAATTCATCAATTGCATAATGTGTCATAAATTCATCATAACTCATTATACGTTTACCACAGTCACAGCATGTCATACATTTATTATATGTACAGTATTCAATAATTTCTTCATCTTGAAAATGTCCATCAAAACTATATATATCGGTTCCAGTAGCTTTAAACCTAACAGCCATTCCACGATCACTTCCGCAGTGCGGACATTTTGTTATTGGTTTTCTCATTTAGCACCTTCTTCTAATTCTATCTCTTTAATTTCATTCTGTTTAATCCAACGATCAGAAATTTCCGCTAACATATTAATATACGAGATAGGGAAATTTCCATTATAAATTTCTTTTCGTTCCTTATAAAATTTCAACAACTTATCATCGCTCCAGCTTTTGAACTGATTACTCACGATATTTTCTTTCTTCATATTTTCATGTTCTCGAATCCATCGCTTGCCGATTTCTTCCAAGACTATATATTGTTCTAAAAAAGTTCTATCGTCTCTTATTCCATGTGATCTTACCTGAATGTCTAACTTTCCCTGCTCCAACAGTTCATCATCTGTATATTCAAACGTACATTTGTGATCATTCAAATCCACCATTCGTACCACCACCTATCAAATTTTCGTTTTATTCTTCATCAAGTTCCATATGATTTACATCAACAGGATTCTCTAATTTTAAAATATCTTCTTTCTGTTCTACAAGAGCCTGTTGAGCTATTGCATTAATTTTATTCTGTGCAAAAGCCTCGATTTCTCCTTTAGCTTCTGTAATTGTTTTGTCTATCTGATTTTGGAATTGATCAAAGATAAATTTTGAACTAGATTCCATACCTTGAGTCACGTTGGCAAGTCTTCTTAGAATCATTTCTCGATCACCTTTTCCAATAGATTTCTTCGTAGTAAAAAGCTCCTTGACTTCATCATAAAATTCTTTTGCATTGCTCATACGCTCGTTCATAGACTCTTTAAATTCATTTGTTATCTGCTGTCTTTTATTGATAAAATCCGCTTCGTTAATACGTCCTTTACCACGTAAATATTTAATAGTACATGGAGTACCTGTTCCAACGTTCATAGAAGTAATTAATTCCGCAAATTGTGATTGCGACATTTCTACTTCCAGAATCTCATCTTCTCCAACATACCAATCATCATTGAGCCCCCTTGTAACCACACCTTCCCTTAATACCATATGGATTGTATCGTTATGCTGAATGCTACTGCCAAATAAATTGCTATGCCCGCCATGAGTACGATTGAATGATAACATTCCAAATGATGGGTGTTTATATGATGTCCCAAGAGCATCTTCTGATATTATATAATCTCCTTCTTTCCTAGCATTTTCTCTCATTTATCCAACTTCCTTTCCATTTGCTTATTTATTTGCCCAGTTAACTTGAATATCATATTCATCACATAATTCTCTGAATATTTCCGTTGTTACTAAGAATTTTCCTTGACAAAAATTGTTAGCTACAAGTCCTAAGTTACTTTTGTATCCATCGACGAAAATATCCGATAGAGAACCATCATAATCTATAATACAATCTTCTTCAACCATTTGTAGAAACTCTTTTCCACTGAATAGATCATAAATATTATAGGTACAATGCATATCTTTTATCATATCATCTGTTAAAACACCATGATATAACCTTCTTAAATCTTCAAGCTGCCATACCCTATGCATCATTCCATCTTTACCATAAGCAAAATCTATATCTCCTTTTGATATAAATTTCTTTTCTTTATCTTTCACCTACTCTCATTCCTTTCTATATTTTTAAAGCATACCATTACAAAAAATGATATGCTTTAACTTGTTCTATCTTATTAAGTTGCTCTAAAATTCATCCCATTCTTCGTCAATTACTAACCCAAATGCAGGATGATATTCTGCGTCACAAACTACATGATCTTTATACATTCTATATCCTTTTTCAAGAACATATTTTACAGGGAACGGACATTCAAACATATCCAAATCTCCATCTTTAATTGCTTCGTCTAACTTACATTCTGGAATTGCAAGGATAGAATGTCCACAATCAGCAAAATAATAATTGAATTCTTTTAATTCCTCTGGAAGTCCTTTATAATTATCTTTCTTTACTCCGTGAAGATCTTCTACACTTCTACGAATTGTATTTGTTTCTACTTTTTCTTCTGTCGGCTGATCATCTTTGTCATCAAAAACTGACCATGCCAATGTTCTGCAAAAATCCCCTGACCAGTTTGAGATTATGGTACAAAATGGCGTTGGAATATCTACAATGAATGGCAGTTCTGGGTGATATTCACCCAAGGATTTTCCAAACAAATCTTTGTACGCACACTCTATTGATCTCATTGCAAGGGATAATCCGCTTCTATCTTTGCATCCTACTGTTGTCAGCAATACAATATTTTCGCCTTCAGCTTCTAATATAACTTCTGCACAATAGAAAGCTCCATCCGCAGTAATGTGCAATTTAGTTCCATCCATAAACGGTACTGTGTAATTAGATGATACATTCCTATCAAATTCAATAAGCTCTCTCATTCTAGTTCTTATTTCACTACTGATTTCCTCTGAATAAGATTTTCTCATATGCCCTGTCAACAGAGTATAATGATTAATATATTCCATTACTTGTCCACCTTAACCCTTCTCATTTCTCTGACTTCTTTTTTATACTGTTCGATAGCATCAAGTGCATTTTCAGTATAACAAAAATCATACTTTTTCGCAAAGTTATTTACAGACCTGTAATTGGCTATAGGTACTTCCACACACCCTTTATCCCGACTATACCGATTATTCATAATTTTCCTTGCAGCATTGTAAATTTCATTACTCCTTGCGCTCCAACGCAATGTTAGAACTTTATCTTCTGAATCGTAATTAATCCAACGAGTGTTTTCTTTTTTATAATTTCCACTGATTGCCATTTCTGTAATTTCACTATCATGAATACAAATTGCAAACCCATTCTGCAATAAGCCATGTCCAATTTCTGCTACTCTATCAGCATAATTTCCGCTTTTCTCGGTCAGACAACGACACCAACAACAATCATCTTCATTCCATCTATAATCTTTTGATTTAACCAAATTGATGAAGTCCTGATCTTTCAGATAAAACAGGCATATTTTATCAAGTTTTTTAACAATTTCCACAACACCTTCATGTTCTAATCTTTCTGGTGCCACAGCATCAATACTAATGATTCTTTCTCGACGTTCTTTCTCCCTCTTAGTTCGTTTATATTTTCGCAGAAAATCTTGTTTACTAATAAATCGGTCTAAGTCTAACCAAAAAGAAGCTGTCGTTTCATTCTCAATAATAGATTGTGCCGTTCTGTCGTTTTCAAACTCATTGTAAAAACCCAATCGAATGGTATTACCCCATGCTACTTGTTTTTCCGTTCCTGTTAGGTTTGGGAATCCGTATTCTTCTGATAGTTCTTTAGACTTTTTGTTTTCTTCTGCAATTTTTCTTTCTTTTTCTTCTTTTGCACATTTCGGACATAAATGAGAAAAAGCATAGTCAGCTTTTCTCTGTCTTTCACTCATTTTTCCAATCACATTTACTACGCCATCATGCCCACAAGCGTAAGTACCTTCATATTTAGCCATACTTACCACTTTCCTTTCTATCAAAGTTTCATTTTATTCTTTGCAGGCTACAATGCAAGTTGGATAACTGTAATCAAACAATTTTCTGTCGGGCATTGCCTTAATAATCGTGTGAACAATTTGGATTTTCCAATACCTTTTAATGTTAATATTTCCATTCACATCACCTCAATTTCTAAATTCTAATACCATGCTCTGCCTCATATCTACACCAGCAATCAATATATCCATCTTCATCATTAACATCTAAATACTGTTCATATTTATCCATGAGTGGGTACATTTCATCGTAACAAACATCTTCATTAATAAAGCTCCAAATGTCCATATAAATTGTATTATAAAAATCTTCTGGGACATAATCATATACATCTTCACAGATGATTTCTACCTTATCGTTCAATGGCAACTGACTTGCTACCAAATCAATAACTTCCTGATTCTTTTCCACTACAGTAATCTTATCTATCATTGGATCATCTTGAATCGCAAGTAAAATCAAACCAATTCCAAGTCCACCAATAAGAACTTTTCCGTGGGCATTTGTTACAAAATCTTCATTAGTCCTTTTTTCCATTGGTGTATTAGACATTAAGACGCTGCCACGATGTTCTAATCTTACATAATCTCCTGATGTAATTCCATGACACATGGCATACCCATCATGATTGCTTATTATAAAATGAGATAATTTAAAATCTCCAATCTGCCTATCTTTTAGAATTTTGCTCATATCTTTATACATATATCTATCTTCCATTTCCATCACTCCTTCTGATCAAATATTTGTTTGATTTCAATATCCCATATTGGTTTCTTTTGTAATCTTTGCCGCTACAGAATCTAATATCTCATATTTTTCAATAATATTAGATACTTCTTCTTTTGTTAGGAGTCTCCATTCATCAGTTCCATTCTTTTTAAACTCTAGTGTATGAGAGCCACGATCTACCCATACAGGAATTCCAAATGTTACTCCAACGTATTTATCCATTAAAGCTAAACATTTATCAACTAATTTCCTATATTCTTTAGCTTCTTCTTTTCGGTTTTCCAATTTATTCATTTTGAGACAACTCCTTTTTCGTTTTGTGTCATAATTATATCACACCTCTCTATTCTTCTGAAATAATTTCCACCGCAGCTTCATAAAATCTATTGTATAAAGTTGCATTAGTTTTAATAAGTTGAGATTTAGGCACTCCATGAGCATACTCATCCCAGTTAACTCCATTCTCTGTCATCTTAGTGTAAATTTTCCGATAAACAGACGTTCCACCTTTAGATTTATTTCCAATATGATTAGCATAATTAGTAATCTTGATCTTCATTTCTTCCCAATCAGGCTGTGCATTTTCTTTTCTAAACTGCCGTAAAACTTTTTCCAATGAATTGACTAGCAGATCAGGATACTTGTCATAGCAAAGATCAATCGTTGGTACATTACCTCTTTCGCTAATATTATATTTCTCCTTGTATTCTTTCCGATCCTGCTCCCACACAATTCCATATGTGTTAGTGAGATACCTGTATACTTCTTTAAGAATATCTCTAGTAGTTGTTCCTAGTTCGTCAGATTCTTTTAGAATATCATCAATAATAGAATAGACATTGGATTTCCATTCATTGAGTTTGTATTCTGCAATAACACTTTCAGTATCTACGACTGGAATATCTTTCGTAGGTTTGCCAATCTGCTTATACAATTCTTTCCGTTCGGCTTTCATCTCTTTCACAATGTCTGCTAATTGATTGAAACCTTTGATAGTAACATTGTATAGGCGTTCATTGTTTCTTTCCATCTGCCTCATAAGTTCTGTCTGTTCTGTAAGAAATTGCTCTACTGTCGTTACAGGAGTTCCTGTTCTTAAATTTCCATGACGATAAGCTCCAATCACATCCCATACCCAATCCATAAAGGCATCAGCCTTGGGCTGTCTACTTCTTCTACAAATTTCATAAATGCCACGTTCATTATAGATATAACTAGAATAAGATTTTCCATCAGTTGTTTCCAATTTGGTAACAACTGAATCTCTATCTAGTCTTTCTTTATTAGCATCGTGAATTTTTGCAATGGCGACTCTAGGATCTTTATATTCTAATGCAAGTCCAATCTGTTGCCTGCTCATCCACAACTGATCGTCAGCACTATAAAAATCACACGTTATATCGTTAAAATTTTCCGTTTTTACTAACTGTAGGTTCATTCTTCATCTTCCTTTCTAAACTGTCTTATTTTTCTCTACACTCATTATTTTTGTATAACTGTATTCCGTAAACCAATAGGAATAAAATCAACATTTAATTCCAACTATTAGTGTGCCAATCCTAATAGAAACCTATTCTATTCCTATTAGTTCTCTATGTAATTAACACCTTACCTATTAACAATTCTATGCTTAGTTAATCATTAATTTGTGTATAATAAATTTGACAAAGAACCGACCTGCCAAATCGGTTCCTGCCAAATATTTCCGTAAAACAAAAAGAACCTTCCGTTCGGTTCTTTGCCAAAATTATTATATGGAATTAAATCAGCTGATAAATAAGCATTCCGAAAGCTACGATAACCCATAATGTCGTAATTGCTTTCATAGGCTTCATAATAGCTTCTAATATTTCCTCTAATACGTCTATATATTTGCTTAAATATACCTTATTATGTTCACGATCAATTTTTCTTAGCGATAACCAAGCTAGGAAAACAATCACATATAACACAAAAGATATTCCGCAGAACTGTTCAAAGAAATGAATAATCTGTTCTAATTCCATACTTCATCAGCCTCATCTTCATTATCATATAAATTTTCCACTGGTGCTGTCTGTTGGAACATATCTGTTGGAGATAGGTTTCTAGCTTCACACATTGCACAAAAGACTTTCATTACCTTATCCCATTCATGTTCTTGAATCCACTGAAGAAATGGTTTCTTACCACGTTTCTTAACATCAATCTGATATTTGTATTGCAAGTTCTTATAAAGCTCGTTCCACATAACAGAGAATTGTGTTCCTGTAACGGCAGCCAACTTCCTAATTCCAGCGTTCATCTTATTGCGATCATCCCACGTCAAAATTTCCGCTGCTAATAGCTTATTATCATTCTGTAACTTCTGATTCTCTTCTTTGAGTTCTTTGTTTTGTGTTCGCAGATCGGTTACCATAGCAAGCTTGACATCCTCAGAAAATGACGGGAAGTAGTGTTCAATGAACTGTGACTCTTTTCCAAAGTCAACCGCACCGCCTGTCTTACGAATGTTTCTAAGATATTCTTTAATCTGTTTCTTCATCTGCTTTGCAATCGGTTTGCGTGACTGCATACATACTTCATAGAGTCCATCTTCTGTCAGAAACCAAAATGGATTAATAGTCTTTCCCGTAGAATCAATCTGACCTAAATTTGACCCGCCAACATTATTGGCGGTTAAGATTTTGGTCTTATATTTTTCCTCTGAATCAATCGCCTGTAACATCATATCTGTTTTATAACTTCCATCAGGACGTTTACTATAATCAATCCATTCTGCAACATCTCTTGCCAAGAATAACGGATCTTCAATGCTTCTGTATAAGTCAATTCTTCTACCTAAAATTTCCGTTGTGTCTACAAGCTGCACACCTGCCTCTACCTGCTCTTGTTCTCTCTGCTCTTCCATCGTGATGTACTCATTAATAAAAACATAATGTCTTACGTTCTCAGCAAGGCTTGAAGTTTCCATCAGTAAAGACAATCTGATCAAACATTTAAGAGTAAACACCTTAGCACCCTTATAGCCGAATGAGATATTCAATCCGTTCGGATACGTTACAATGATTCTTCCCTTCTGTTTTTCCGTTGTTGCGTCCTGACCGTCAATGATTTCTTGTATTGTCTTAACTTCCATTCCATCGTCTAAAAACTCTTTGCGATACTTCGTACACAATCTCTTAACCTCGTCAACATCTCCATCAAAAAATCGTGCTACCTGTTCCGTAGTGATATAATCTCGTCCAGGGAGCCACGGAATCGGCTTGATCGTAACTTGTTTTAAAAGCTCCGTGTTCTGCACTAACTCATCCCTCTTTGCTTTATCCAAAATTGGATCGCAAGGGATTTCCATTTCGTTTAGATTCATAATTAATTCCACCTTTCTTATGTAAAAATTTGTATTAAAAAAGACACTCTGGAATTTTCCATAAGTGTCCTAGTTACCTATATTAATTTGTATTCATTCTAATTCTAGTTCATCAATTTCTGGCGTATCGGAATGATCCATTTCCCTTAGTTCTTCGATACTTGTTCCAAGCAAAGTAAGAGCCGACTTAAATCGTTTAGGATCAATATATCCTGTAGGTCTATGCCAAAAATTTTTAGCAAAATTGTGATCTTCTTTTTCCAATTCATATGCTATGTGATCGGCTTTATCATACAATAGCCTTGCTCGTGTTGGCAGTTTCATCGGTTCATATCCTCTACTCTGCTGTCTGTAATCTTCTATTATGTTATCCCAACTAAGATCATCAGGAATCTTTTCTATTATATATACTTCTTGTAATGCTTCTTCAGGTACATCAGGATAATGAATTAGAGCATACCTCTCTTTTCCATTCTTAACATATTTATATACTTCATGTTCAAGATCTGGAAGTGCTACATATTCTAATCCGTTTTTCTTTAGTCCATCTACCCAGTTTGTTTCTGTAAATGTCTGAACCCATACATCTTTCCCATAATGCTTGAATTTATTCATATTCATAACTCCTTCCATATATAATCTGCTTTATCAAATAATATTTTCCATTCTATCTTCCGTTCCAAAGATCGGAAAAGAACTTATAAATTCCATACAGAATAGCAACAAATGCTATAACCATTAAAATTCCATAGCCACCACCTAAGATAGCTCCTAACATATATTCCAAACTATCCTCTGGAACGATAAATATAATTATTAATAATAAAACAAATGGCATAATTTACTCTCCTTTGCTCTGTTCTTTAAGTTTTTTGTTTGTCTTGTATCTCAACTAATATGTATATATTATCATCTTCTCTAACTGTAGTAAACAGTCCATAAAAATTACACTTCGCTTTCCTCTACCTCACTTGCAAATAACTCGTACTCATAGTCGTAACCACCGCCATCACAAGGAATATCAATATCTCCTGTATTAATCTTTTCCGCTACAATATTTCTTGCTTCATCCTCTGTTTCTGCTTTAATTTCAACTGATCTCTTATATGTTTCTACAACATCTATTATATATTTTTTCATGTAAATTTCCATCCTTCCTACAATAGAATTGACATTTAATTTTCATCATCAACAACATTCATGCAAACTTCTCTTGCGTCATCCCAAACATTACGGGCAATCGTTTCAATACGAATTGCTTCTGTTAATTCTTCTGCTTCTTCTTTTAATCTTTTATACTGTTTATATGACATTTCTTTTGTATAGTTTTCTGCTTGCATTAACTCCAAATTAACATTTTCCAACTTTTTGGTTAAATCAGATAGATTTTGAGACGACTGTCTATATTTAAATCTTATTGCCATCATCATTTCTGTATCATATTTTTTATCATTCATAGTTTCCATCTCCTATCTGCAAATAGATCCATCTGCATTGACAAGCTTATTTTCCATTTCTGCGTTGTTGTCTGCAATATTCTGTAATACATGGAACAGAGGATCATCTATCATAGATAAATTTCCAATGCTTTTAGTCAGCATTTCCATATCCTCTCTGTAGTCATCAACAGAGCTATCATAATCCATATCTAAAGACATATTAAATAAAATATTTGCAATTCTCTCTTCTTCTGATCCGTTAATAAGACTTATAACATTATCAATGTCATAACATTCTGTAATATAAGGATAACACTTTGTTTTCCATACAAAAGATGTTTCATATGGTGTTACATGACTGTGCGAATCTACAATATCGCATATATAACCTTCTTTTTCCAATACACCTGCCCAAACTGGAATATCAGTATTGTTTGTATATGCTTTACAGCTTTCTACTTCTAACGCTTTCAATCTTTCCACAGGTGCGTTTGTTCTAAAAATAACTAACTCTCCATCCATTCCAGGACTATCAGATAAAGTAATTAATCTTGTTTTATTTTCCATTGTTCGTCACTCCTATTCATGTGATAAAACTTTTCTTTTATCTACCATACGCCACCGTTTTTCCGTTCCAATACGTCACTACTAGCAATCAGTAGTACAGTCATTCCGTTCATTTGAAGTAACTATTAGCTTCAATAGTCCAGTATTTCCGTTAAGGTGTAGTCTGCTTCATTACAGACAGTAAAAGCCTTTAATTGGCTATGTAATAAGCTATGCACGACACATAGAGAAATTGAATAGATTAGTTGGATCTCCTTTTAAAATTTCCGTCATGCCATTAATTGCTTCTTCTTACGTTTTGTACTTCCGAAAAATTCCGAACGTGTTCTTGAATAACAAGAAGTATTTGTAACCATGTAAGCTATCATCAATTCCAGCGTTCGGAGGATTTTCTGTGAAGTATAAAGTATTATACTTTCGTTCTACGTGACACGCTAATGCTGTCATAGTTGTTCTGCGACTCATTCTTTCCACCTACTTTCTATTCTTCTTTATATTTAAAATAAACGTCTACATTGTTCTTATCATCGTGGCTCCAACTAGATCCAACGTATTTTCCACTCATACCACAATCTTCTAAATCGTACTCACAACATAAGTCATTGTATTCATCGGGCGTATTACAAAAAATTTCTGTTCTACCATCTGTATAAGTGTTTCTTACGATCATAATTTCCACCTACTTTCTTGTATTTAACATTTTCTTTCTAAAATCTTTTATTTGTTCCATCGTTAACCATTTAGGTTTTTGTTCGTCTGTAAATGAATTCCATATTTTTTCCATCTCATCGCAATGTTTTTCAATGCTTTCTTTATATAAGTATTTCTTACAACCGTTTCCATTTCTTAAGAAGTATTCGCAATCTGCTTTTAATCTACTTAGAAACTGATAATCACGTTCTCTAAGATTCCTTGAAAATGGTTTATCGCATTTGATTTCTTGCATTACTGACTGATTTGGTTCACCACAAATATCTCCAAGTTCATCCATGTAAGCACCAGTGTATAAGTCAAGTCCATTTTTCCCATCGTTTATGTCAAAATATAGCTTTTCGTTTTCATCTTTATAGCATGGATATTCCATAAATCCACCACCAAAACCGACGAATTTTACTGTTAATGTATTTGTATTTTCCATGTTTCCACCGCCCTTCTTATAATCTTTCCATCAGTTCTACAGCAAGGATATATGCTACATACTTCCATACGTTCACATATCCGTTCAGATCTTCTAACTTACATTGTAAAGCTGTATGAATCATTCCATCACAGAATCCTTTACTTTTAAGTTCTGCGATAAGATCTTTCTTTGCGATCGGTGGTAAAGCTGATACCTTGATTTTTCCAATGTCAAAAGTGTTACGTTCTTCCTTTTCCACTGTCTGAATCACTACCATGTTTGTTCTTGTCATCTTTAAAATTTCCATTCTATCTTACCTCCTTTTCTTTCTTATAAATCATTCTGCGATATTGGTAATCACAATATAATTTCCATTTCCCTTAAGATATAACAATTCATACACCTCCCCATCGTATCCGCCATTATTTTGTTTATAGCCATCTAGCGTATTGTATTTTTCATAGTTAATAATGTAATCACACATATCATATAAACCAGTTTCCATTGCTTCTTTATTTCTATATTCAATTTCATTCTTATCTTTATATTTATGACTATTTACATTATCGTAGCTACATTTTACAAATGGCACATTAAGATATTTTGCAAGATCATTTTCAATTTCTTTTAGTTCTGTTCCATCTTTTTTCAATTCATATCTATTTCCAATCATATCTATTGTTCCTCCTGGTTATCTTTTAGTTTCTTTATTTTTCCATTCTTTAGAACAACGAAACACAAAATAAAATGTCGTTCCGTAGTCCTCGATAGCATCTTCTGTTCTTGTTAATCCATAATTTCCAGCAACCTTGATGATATTTTTCACGACTTCCTTCCGTGTTTCAAAATAGTTTTCCAAAGTTGCTGGAATATCATATATTGCTAAGATAATTACTTGATATATATCACTGTAAAATCCATTAAGATCAAATTCTATCTTTTTAACTCTGCCAATTTGTAAGAGTTCTTGTTCTAGTTCTTGACATTTATCTAAAATTCCAAACTTCTTTGCGGTTCTTATTTCTCTTTCTTTCATGATCTTCCATCCTCCTATTCTATGCCGTTTCCAGTTCTTCTTTCTCATATTCTTCACGATCTTTATAGTACATATCCAACAGTTCTCTATACTTCTTTTCGCTGTCTGTCATGTACAATTCATTGACACTAGACCATTCATTCAAGCCTTTTTCTAAGATCATCACGTACTTTCTTAGTTTGATTCTGCCTAACTTTAGATTGTTATTTCCAACACTAAAGAAATAATTATCTTGTAAACATCCTACAAAATATTCGTCAAGGAAATCCGCTAAAGCATCGCAGATATTTTCCACTGTACCGCTAGAAATAATCGTTCTATAATCTTTCATTCTATGCCACCTCCATGGATTCTAATGCAAACATAAATGCTACAACTTCTCTATCACTAGAAAGAATATCTCCCCTATAATTATTAAACTCTTTAACAAAATCTAAATGACTTTCTATAAAAGAATCACCAGCTTCAAGTGCTTCTGTATAACCAGCTACTCGATCATAGTTATCATATAAGAAGTCGTATTCTTCATTGAATTTTTCCAAAAATGCCTTGATATTAATATTGATTAATTTCTTTTTCATGATTCCAACCTTCTTTCTATCTGATTTTTCCATTATCTGCGATCGCTTCTACATCATCACAGTAGCTATTGCAAGGATTCCATATGCAATAACTTGTTACGTGCTTTCCCCTGCGTACACGTTTGTTATATGCAATGTAATAACCTTTTTCATACGTTCCATGTTTACCTCCGGCAGAAACACTTTTAATAATTTCCACATAAATCGTATGCTTTACAGCACGTTCACGAATCATTTTATCGGTTAATTTTCCAGTGCTGATATACTTTACTCTATAGGCTTTTAAGTCGTACTCGTGGCGTATATAATCGTTTACAAGCTGGATGTTTTTATTCTTTGCATTGATCTTTACGATCGAATCATCGAGCTTGTTTCTAGTGCCGTGAGTATTGAATTTTACAGTTACAACGGTAGTCTTTGGATAGGCATATGATTCCTTGCGAACTTTCCAACAGTAACCGTCAACCGTGTCAATTGTTCCATCTGCGTTGTAAATGCCGTTTGTCGTTCTGTATTTACTTCTTTTTGTCTTTGCGTGTACTGTATTTTCCATCATTAAAAAAGCCATAAACATAAGTGCTACGGCTAATAGGATCTTGATTGTTTTATTCTGTTTTGTTTTCATTGCGTTCTGTACCTTCTTTCTTAATATTCAAAATTCGGAAATAGTTCGTATAAATCTTCTTCATCTATGTATTTTCCATTAATTGTGATACTAACGGCATAGGATACAAAATATTTTCCATTATCATCTTCTAAACCATCATCATCTTCTTGTTTCCAAAAAGAAAAACAACTACCACAAATACAAATATCTTTTGCTTCTAAATTGTTAATAAAATGCTGATTGATTTCATTAAGAACGAATTGTTCAAAATTGAAATTTTCCGCTTTTGCTAATGTAGATTTTCCCGTTAACCAGTCTGCATCTTTTCCACGTAAAGGATCAATAAGTTCTCCATGTTCATTCTCTTGAAATATGTCAGCAGAAATCCCATGCAATTTAATTGTGTCAAGTTCTCTATATTTTTCAAAATTCATAATCATTTACCTTCTTTCTTATTCTGTATCTGTATCATCATCAAAAAATCCAACGCAAGCAAGCATATAGACAGCGGTAATCATTACCAATAATGCTTCTAAAATGAAGGCTTGCGGTATCTTTATAAACGCAATAATAGCCATTGCAATTCCTACAAGTGCAACGGCTATGTCTATCGGTTGTGGTTTATGTAGTTGTACTTTATTTTCCATTGTTCTTCCTTCTTTCTTTACTCATCAACTCTTTCTATCATGAAATTTCCACCATGATATAGGTTCAATCCATGATTGCCACCAGTGATATATGCATCATCAGTGATCCCATCACGTTCTATATCTTCATCTGTAATGAATACACTCATGCATCCATCACGTTCTAGTTGATCGATCGCACAATCTAAGATCGCACCATAATCCGTTGTAGGTTCGTCAACTTCTACAAGTTCGCTAAAATAACCGAAAATCACTTTATATTTTGTCATAACTTTCCTTCTTTCTGCCCTTTACGGGACTTTAAATATTTATAAGTTCAATAAAATAGACAAGCCAAAACACGACTTGTCTATAATATTCAATCTATAAATACGCCACAAACTCTGAAAAATCAACCGTATCATATAAGTTCTTGATTTTCTCATGATACACATTATCAAGTTCTTCTTGAGTATCTACCCACGGCATACCATTAAAAACCTTCTCGGCTTCTTGCAAGATATATTGTTTTGCTAATGGCTGTAAGTCACAAACAACCGTTTCTGCTTCTTTATGTTGGCAGAACGCTTCAATAAGATCCATTCTTATATTGTCTTGAATATAATCATCTAGGCTTGAACCGTTCTTTTTATCATCCGATTTATTAAAAAATTCCAACAGTTGTCCAACCGTTAGAATTTTAATTTCGTTGTCATCATATTCATCAGCATATAAATATTGTTCCATAATTCAAACACTCCTTTTATTTCTCTAATATGGCTTAACAATAGTTCCATAGATTGCATGGAATAAAGTATTTCCGTATTGTTCGTTTTTGCATCCGCTTAATTCCTTAAGGCTATTTCTCATATTTTCATATACTTCCTGGAATTCTGTATATGCTTTTTTAGATACTTCTAATTGTTTTTCTAATGAAACAAGATTGTCTTTTAAATCGTCAATCCTATTATTGATCTTTTCTTTAATCTGATTTACGTCATAAAGGATGGTTGTATATTGTCCATGATCGTATTTTGTTTCATGGCAGAAAATAGTATCATGTTCATATCCGCTGAGTTCAGACCATCCGCAGATTGATAATTCTGCACTGTTATCTTTTGCGGTATATGTAGCACCGTCAAAATTCTTTGACATATTTTTGAATGGTGTGCCATCTTTTTTAGTTGGGTAGGTAACTTTTTTCCATGTTTCAATTAAACATTTTGTTCTTTCGATCTGCCTTTTGATTTCTGTCTGAATTCCATCTAAATCATAATAGTTCATAATATACCTCCTTAATTTAAAATTGAAATGTAGCCGTTGAATGCTGTAGAATTAACATACCAACCACGAATATTCATTTCACGACTGAATTTTTCATAATCAAAATAATTTGATACACTTGTTGGAATATTTTCAAGTAGTCCAGTATTATCAACATACTGATAAGCAACGTCTTTCATGCTGTCGCAATCTGAATAGATGATATAGTTACCATCTTCTACAATGTCAAAGGCTTCATCTAAAGTTGATGTTTCTGAACTAATTTCATTAAATACCGTTCTTTCTTCATCTGAAAGTTCTGAATACCGTTCTCCAATTTCCTGGAGTCTTGAAAGTGGTGTGTATTCTCCTAAGTCCGTTGTATCAAACTCTGCATCATAATCAGCGACAAAGTATTCTTCATATTTTGCATTGATACCGATTTCTTTTAAGATGTTCTTGATTTCATCTTCATCAGCAAGTGGGAAATTTACAGCTTTATCAATGATTTCTCCTTCATTGTATTTCCCTAAGTTTGTAACCCATGCTGTAAAACCGTCTTTATTTGTGTTCGTGTTCATGATTCTACCTTCTTTCTTTAGTTACCCGACTTACATTAAGTTATAAAAGCGGGATTTTAAATAGTTACAATAAAAAAGACACAATCTTTTTAGATCGTGCCTTTATGGTTTAGAATAGCCCGATATATCCATATTCTCCATCGTACCATTCTTCTAAATCTGCGACTCTTAAGTCGTAGTTATAACCCGTGCTAGGGTATCCTTCTTCCATACATTCATATGAAATTTCTTCACATTCAGCTAAAAACTGATTGTGGATCTTTTCTTTTAATCTTTCAATTGCTTCTTTCATAGTTGTTTACCTCCTTGATACTACGACCAGCTTTTCAAGGCTGGATTTTTCAGTTATAAGTTCATGAATGGATACAAATAACAGTGTCATGGACAGTGGCTTGTCTTTCGAGTGCATACCATGCAAGGCGTTAATTTGTACCCCATCATCGACCTATAAAAGAATTATGATATCTTAACCAGTGGATCACTGGTTGAATCATTGTTAATCTTTGGCTATGATGTTTTATTCAAAAAAGATTTTTCAGAGTGTTTATAAAACACCCTTAAGTTATACCGTTCAATGTAATGTATAGTGTTTTGCGTTGCTGGTGTCTCCCGACATTAGCCATACATACTAACTAATGGGTTATTAGCTAAATAACCTTAATGTCACTTATTGCATCGGGCGACACTCTACCCTATCATCTTTTTTACATGGGTTATGGCGTTACCATGAGTTTTTATAGAAGTATTCTTTTCTTCTTTTATTCGGTTGTGTTTAACCGTTTTAAATAGGGATTTAAAAAGTCTGAATTGACTTTTT